AGGCAGGCATTCTTTACCGCTTCCACTGCCAGCTCCGCTGTCATGGATGTCCCATAGGCATATCCGATAATCTTGCGGCTGCACAGGTCCATTACGGAAGCCAGATAGGTCCATCCTTCTGGATAATGACCAGGCGGGACAGACGGCTTCGGAACGGTTAGCTAGACAATTGGAGAAGTTGGGAAAAGTAGTTTTTCAGATAGTTCCCCAAAATAAAGACTGGAATAACGATCTCAGCGAAGAAATTTCATTACAGCAACAAGAAGGAGGTTTATCTCTTGGATTTTAATCTGGAACAGATATGGCCGCTGCTTTTGGCGGCGATTTTAGTAGTAACCGTATTTGGAGCTATCGCTGTCTTTTCAGATAATGCCAACCTCAACGGGATTAAGAGCAAGCAGGTTGGAGATGGCCAGCATGGGACAGCAAGATGGGCAACGGCTAAAGAAGTACAAGAAGCATTTTTGCACGTTCCATTCACACCGGATTTATGGCGGCAGGGAAAACATCTGCCGGAAAAACAGGGGTTAGTGGTTGGTTCCATTCCCCGAAAGAAAAGGACGACAGCGTTGGCAGATACTGGGGATGTCCATTGTTTGATGATAGGCGCGTCAGGCGTCGGAAAGACTGCGTATTTTCTGTATCCGTCCCTGGAATACGCCTTTGCTTCCGGGGTGAGCTTGTTGGTAACTGATACGAAGGGAGACGTGGTACGAAACTATGGAACCATTGCGAAGGAAAAATATGGCTACCGGGTTGCGGTAATCGACCTGCGAAATCCGACGAAAAGCCATGGGTTCAATATGCTTTCCCTTATCTCTAAGTATGCCGATCTGTACAGAAACAATCCGGCAGACCTTCGGTCAAAGTCCAAGATGGAGAAGTATGCGAAAATCTGCGCAAAGACAATTATTCAGGCTGGGGGAAGCGGTGACTATGGGCAGAATGCCTATTTTTACGATTCCGCGGAAGGGCTTCTGGCGTCGACCATTATGCTGGTGGCTGAATTTTGTCCGCCGGAAAAACGTCGGTCTACAAGCTGATACAGGAACTTCTTGCTCCCAGCCTGACAAAGGGGAAAAACCAGTTCCAGATACTGATGGAGAAGCTCCCTCCCGAACACAAGGCCCGATGGATGGCGGGTGCGGCCCTGAACACAGGAGAACAGGCGATGATGAGCGTTCTTTACAGCACCTCCTGTTGTAGTTTCTATTCTACAACAGGAGGTGCTTTTTGTACTGTATGTTTTTAGGAATATAGTTCAATTAACCTATACGCTCAATCTTTTTTCAACGTTTGCTCACTGAACAACAAACATGGAATTTTGTCTGACTGGCTTGACGGCGTACAATGAGAATAGACTGCGGTTGTAAACGGTTTACACCATAGCAGTTTGCTATAAAAATTTCTGTTTGAGGACAAGCACTTATTTCCAGCATAACTCGACTTTCATCAGTTTCCCAGCAAACAGAAAAGGCGCTATCGGTAAATGCCTTTCTAACATTGAACAACTGGTTATATCCGTTAGCCTTAATAAAAGGCTCTGAAGGCTGTGTTTCAACGGAACAGCGAATTCTTCCCACACATCGAAATGGGTAATCTATTATATGCTTCTGCTCAGAGCCAATATGGCAAATGTCCTCAAAGCCCAAAGAGGTCAGTTGGATTTTGCGTGTTATAACTACGCCCTGATAAGATTCGGCTGCTTGGGCCTCTACATAATCCGGCCCATAGCCGAGAAGCTTTGCGTCGCAGTACGCCTGGCGCGCTTCGTCAATGACTGGCATATTATGGGCCAAGGGAGTGCGGCACCATTCATTGGTTAGATGTGCGGTGTAGCCTGCCGTGCCTGTGTCAAAGCAAAGCCGTTCCGTTCCCCTGCACACCTCAAGTGAAAGCTTATCACAATGGTCGTGCATACGGCAGTTCGGCGAGAATTTTAAGCCAACACGCAGCTCTCCCTGCCGCAAAACGGCAATGCCTGCATGGGTCAGGACGGTGGTTTCCGAAGGAGGAAGTGCCGATTTGGAAAGCTGGGGCTTCCCATACAATAAGGCACTGATGGAATTACGCGGAAAGACGTTGGAGGGCGTTTTCGCGTAATCGGGCAGCGCATTTATCGGAGTACATCCATGCTCTTCACTGTGGCTGTAACAAAAGCTGAGAAGGTTTTCGCATTCCGAATCCGCCTGTAATGAATAAAGCTCCTCAAAAAGATGAGCATACCCGCTTAAATAGATATCGGAGCCGCTGTCATTGTAGGAGGGAAGAAGACCGTTTGGATAGGCAATCTTAAAAATACTGGTTCCCATCTTAAGCAGGCGGGGATTTTGATAGACAGGAATATTATTTTCCTTTGCAATCATTGCGCCAGAGAGAAGCGCCTGCATACTGTAAAAGTGGTAACCGGGAGAAATTTCGTACCAAATTCCGTCCTCGTTTACCCCTTTTTCCAGCTGTTCCAGCCAGCCCAGAGGACCATAGATAGCGTCATGGAGCATTTCCTTATCCTCCAGCACCGAGGCGCAGGCACAAATGGCGCTGGTCATCCATGCGTGAATATTGTGGATCATTGTTATCTGCGGCTTGATCATTTCAAATGCGGGCAGGAACAGGTCCTTTTGAATGTGTGTCCACTCTTCTTTGGAAAAAAGCTCAAGACCGTTTACCATGCGAAGAATATGCTCCAGCTCAATGATAAAAATAGCTTCGGTCAAGCTTTGGGGCATGACTTTACCGCGGCCAGCATGGCGGCCATGGACATCATAGTTTTGATAATGATCTGCGTAAAAGAGAATCATACGCCGGATGTATTCGATATAAGGCTTATGATCCTCCAGAAGATTGGCCAGAACGGCTGCCCGCTCCAAATTGCTTACGATGGATCCATGAACCGCTTTGCGCCAAGCTCCATCATAATTGCCACCTGAAACATCCTTATGGCAAAAGGGGCAGTAGTGATGGTGCGGCTCGTCAAAGGAAAAGCTCAGCCGGACGGCACAGTCGGGGCAATAGTAGTAATGCGCCCACTCGCTTGGCTCCAGCGGAGGAAGGGAGGGGCATACTTCTGAAATAAAGGCAAAGTCCTCTTTTATCTGGTTAAAGCAGGCCTTTGCCCAATCAGCGCTCTCGATTTTTTGGCGGACTTCAGGCCAGTTAATTGTGCGGCAAATCAGCATATTGACAGCATCCTTTCTATAAAATTGCAAAAATAAAGCAGAGGCTGTCCGGAAAATCTGGATAACCTCTGCCCTTGTGGGTGTTTTATTTTTTCAGGCTTTCCATATATTCAATATATTCTGCTTCTGCCTCTTCCCAGGCCGGAAAATATTTGCTGTTCAGGAAAGCTTCAAATTCTTCCAGAGAAATCTCACCGACAACGTACTTGATTTCCATTTCTTGGAATTCTTTCTGCAAATCAGGATGATCGGCTCCCCAGCTGGAATATTTAGGGGTACGGATGGACGGCACGTGAGCATAGTTGCAGCGCTCCTTAACTGGATCAAACATGGCGTGGAAAGCATCAACCCGTTCTTTTGTATCGCCGCCCTCAATAATGCAGGTCTGGCCGCCGCGGGCATAGGCAAAGGTGAAGTAGGTGCTGCCGACGGTATTATAGAGTGCTGCCTGATCGCTTGTGCGGTCAATCAGCTGGGTGGCCAGGTCATAGCTGTTATAATGAACCCCTTCAATTCCGATAGCCATCAGCTGGAAGCCCTCCGGACCGTTGCAGTAATCCAACAGCTCCAGGCACTTATCAATATATTTACTGTCAGCGGAAATCATATAGCCGCCCCAAATCGGCAGGCTGTTGTAAATATTCAGCTCTCCGGTTTCAATATCCACCGGCCCGGCGATGTAATCATAAATTTCAATCGCGTTTGGCTGTGTTTTGACTTTGGAAATGACACCTGCCTGGTGGCTGCTGAGCATACCGGTTGCTCCGGCCATGAACTTTTCGCTGGCAGTGGTGGTTTTATTGGTTACAAATTCCGGATCAATCACACCCTCGGCATACCGTTCGCGCATCCAGATGAGATAGGGAATGTATCCGCTCATCTTCTGGTGGATTTTGTAGGAGCCGTCCCGATCCGCAATGCCGTCCTTCCAAAACAGGCCAAAAGCAAATTGGACCGCCTCTACTTTAACTCCACCAGCAGTAGTAATTCCATAGGTATCTTTCTGACCGTTTCCATCTGGATCATTAAAGGTCATTTGCCTCCATACCTCAGCCAGCTCGTCGAGGGTAGTGGGATTTTTCAGGTTGAGGGCTTTCATATAATCTTTGTTAATCAGAAGCCCGTAGTAGTTGTCCATATTGGTTTTAGGAATCATATGAATACGCTGATCGTTAATGGAACGAACCGCCTCAAACATTTCCGTGGGGATGTTTTCCACTAGATTGGGATAATTGGGGAGCATATCCTCCAGCAGTGAAGTCAAATCCGATTATTCAAGGAACGGTCATGCTGCACACCACTACGGCGCATTGGAAACCTCACACGTGGACTAAGACAAGAGAGAGTTGACCTTTGCCTGCACCGCAGCATAGTCATACCCCGCTTCGGTCAGGGCTTTCTTTCGTGCGTCACCGTTGCCCCACTTGCCAGCCAGAACCTCTTTCGCCAGTTCCTCCACGGACTTCTTTGCCGGGGTGGTCGCAACTACCGTCCCGGCTCCCGCCGTGGAAATGAAAGCGTCAGAGAACCCAGCGGCTTTCATCCGGGCAAGTTGCTTTTCTGCATTGGCCTTGACACTGTATGCGCCCACCTGCACCTTATACAGACCGTTCAGATTGGTAATGAACCCTTCAAAACCCTTCTCCTGCACAGCGGCAAGCTGTTTATTGGCATTAGATTTCTGGGAGAACGCACCCACCTGAACACGGTAAGTCACCCCAGAAACAGGCTCTTTCACCTTACCAGCGTACTTATCAAAGTAAGTCTGACCATACCCAGCCCGTTTCTTCTGAACAGTAGCGCCCTGGTCAGCAGGCCGCTCATACCCGGTCAGAATAGCGTTAGACGCTTCCAGAATGGACGTAGCGCCCTTGAGCGTTGCCATAACCCCCGTATACCCCTGCAACTCCTTCCAGAGATATTCAAGCTGCATAGAGAGGTCACCAATGGATTTCTGAACAGACTTTGCATAATCCAAAAGCCCCTGCTTCCTGCTCCAATACGTCCATTGTGCCAGACCGTACCCGGCGCTGTCCTTTACAAAGTTGCCGTATGTGCCGTTGTCCACGGCAGCGGTATAGGTATCATCAGTGTAGCCCAACTTCTTTTCATAGGAGTTTTGCAGGTTCGTGGGCTTCAATGCGGACTCCGCATAAAGGTTCCCCATGATACCCGCAACGGCAAAATCATTCAGCCCTTTGCTCTTGAGGAAGTTCCAGATAACAGACTCGTTATCCGTAGCAGGGACGGAAGGGGTCACGGGGGAAGCGCCCTTTTTCAGCAGCGCCTTAACGTCAGCCCTGAAAGTGTCCATACTCTTGCCGTGCTTCGGGAACCAGTGCATAACGTCCCCATGATTGGACGCAATGCCCTGGGCGTGACCCTCGCAGTGGCAAATGATATTCTTCTCCGTCAGGCCGTACAGGTTGCACAGATAGACGCAGAGTTCCACCGCTTCCTGATACACCTGCTTGAAATATACGGGGTCTTTCAAATCGTCCTCGCAGATTTCAAAGCCGATATGGGTATCATTGCAGCACCCCTTGTTACCAGACGCTCCATGCCAGCCCCGCATATCCCAGGGAAGGGTCTGGTAGGTCGCAATCGTCCCATCAGCCAGTTTGCCGATAAAGGCGTGTACGCATACCTGCCTGTCCATAGCCTGGTTCCAGTGATTGTTATACTGGTTCTTTCCCAGCAGTCCGTCATCGGGGCCAACATAGCGTTTCAGCCAGGGGTTGTTAGCCCCTGTGCTGTGAACCATAATCCCCTTCGGGACAATCTTTCTGCCTGCCTTATAGCAGGCGTTGTTGACAAAAATCAGCTTCCGCAAATTCATGGTTATTCTCCCTTCTTCTTAGGCTCCTCATAGGTCATAGCCTGGTCGGAGTCAGACACGCCAGCCGTGGTAGGGTCAGTGACCACACCCAGAATAGCCAGCACCGCAAAGGCCGCATTGACCACGGCAAGCAGCTTGTTCCCCAGGTCACCAAGGTCAAGGGTGTAGCCGAACACAGCAGCTACAACCTGCACCAGCAGGAGAACGGCGGGGATGATAGACAGCCAGAAATTCTTGTTCTTGATACGCACTTTCCAGTTGAGTTCCATGATAGATACCTCCATTTTCATAAAAGAAGGGGCTACAAGCGCATAGCGCCCATAGCCCCATTGGACTTGCCAAAGCCTTTGCTTTGACGGTTACATTTTCTTACACCTGGGGGTATTCCTCCTCTTTCCCTTCCATAGTGTTAAGACGGTGATGTGCGGACTTCGTAGACTGTTCCACAATAATAAGGCGGTCACGCAAATCCTGAATGTCACCCCTCATGTTCCGCATATCGGACTTAATTTCGTTTACGCCAGAGTTGATATTCTCCAACTTGACAATGAGGGTGGTAGTTTCGGACGCTTCCTTCTTATCATCGGTAGCCTTGTTTCGGAACACGTTGGTAATCATGACCACCCCGGCTACACACAACGACAGGAAGGAAATCAGCAGCGATACGTCAATCTGCATGGTAGTTCTCCTTTCTGTGAGTTGGTGAAGAAGCGGGGCTTGACCACAATCGCTTCCTCCCAGTTGTCCTTACTCCGTGACCACGCTATCCAGTTCCAGGTCACCCAGCAGTTCCTTCACCTGCGGCTTGAGCAGGGCGGGAACGCTCTCAAAGGTACGCTTACCCTTGACAATCAGCGCCACATAGATAATAGCCATTTTGTCTACCTCCTTTCTCCCGATAATGAAGATGTATTTGCCAAACAGACGGAACACTTTACTGTCCCTCTGCTTCCAGCAGCTTCTTGACTTCATCCAGAAGCGGAGCGGGAACGTCTTTGAGGGTTTTCAAACCCTTGCGAATAAGCGACACATAAATCTTAGCCATGATTACATACCTCCCAAAATCATTTCATAGACCTCTGCCAAGGCCACCTGCACGTCCGTAATGCTGTCCGCATTAGACGTAAGCAATGTTTCTATCCGCTCCATAGCTTTCTGCTGTGCGGTTTTCTCGCCCAGCACAAACCAGGAACGTCCGTCCTCTACCCGGTTGCTCATAAGCCGCATATCCGTGTAGGTTTCGGTGGTTTCACCATCGGTGATAGTGACGGTAGCCAGGTTCCCTTCAAACACGGAGTCCTCAATAACTCCTTCGGCAATGTAGTTATTGCCGTTCAGTTCCAGGTTTTCCAGTTCCGTACCGTCAGCCAGTGTAATCTTATACATTGTGATATACCTCCTGTTTTAATTGTCGGTACAGAGAGTTCATGTTCTCCCTCTGCTGCTTACTCATTATCTTGTAGTGACTTTCCATCCAGGACTTGAACCAATCATCAAATTCCTTTTCAGAGATAAAGTAGACAACCTTCTTCATTTTCCTCCTCATAGCGGTTAGGCGCTTCGGGTTTATCTTTTGAATGACCCGGCCTGTTTCCGTCAGAGAATATTGAACTTGCAGAAAGCGCCACATACTTGAGAGTTTGACTATCCGGGTCTTATGCAGGTTCACGGTGATACCCAGCCCATCAGCTATCCTTACGATATTTACAAGTAAGTCCTCAAGGAACTCTTTGCTCTCATGAATTGCATAGCTGTCATCCATATACCTTGCGTAAAACTCCACGCTTCTGACAATCTTTACATAATTGTCAATGGGTATCGGGTAGATAATTCCAGCCACCTGCGCTACCTGGTCACCTATATTCAGGTGTTTATCCATGAACTTTTCTCCCGTTCTCAAAGCCCGGTCAATCTGTCCATATTCCAGGGAGTTAAACACTCTGTCCATGCAGCCCGCATATTCTTCCTCCGTCATATACGACACGTCAACCCGTGACCTTTCCACCACCCTCCGCAGAAAATCCATAGCGGTTTCATCGTGGATATACTTTGCAAACTGCTCCAACAGGACTTCGTGTTGTATGTTGTCATAATACTTAGAGAAATCAATCAGTAGAATGTAACCCTCGTTTGACTGGTGCTGCTGGTAGTATCTCCGCAGGTGAACCAGTAGCCGCTTGCGTGTAAAGTCTATTCCCTTATCTTTCTGGCTTGCGCCATTATCGTATATCAAATACTTTGTGACACTGGGAGTCAAGACTTCATCACACAGACTGTGCTTTGCTACCCGGTCATTGATTTCCTCACCCGTAATCCATCGTACCTTACCCCTTTCATGTAACGGGAACTCCGTACTGGGATGAAATTGATAATTCCCACCCTCAAGCCCCTTCTGAATTTCTGCCAGTCCAAGCAGGTAGGTCATTTCAAACCTTTGCACCATTGGTTTCCAGTCACTACCCTGTTTAGCCCTAAGAAAACCATCATAGAGCGAATTGCCATCAGATATTTCACGCTGATAACCACTTTCACCATTACTGGTACTCTCGTAAGAGCGGGTGTCGTGTTTAGTATTTACCTTCACGGAAGGACAATCTCTCCTTTCTCTCCCCACAGAACGGTCAAATGCCTATTCAACTGCGGGGTTGAAATCGGGACGAACGCCGTTAGCGTTAGAAGCGTTGTTGTAGTTCGCATTGCCGTTGTTGTTGACATTGGCAAAATTAGCAGCGGAGTCAGAGATTGCCCTTTTGAACTTGTTATCGGCCTTGCGCCAGCCTTTAATCAGGTTGATTTCTGTCTGTATTGCTTCGCCAAACTGCAAGAAAATGTTCACATTCACGGGAAGGGTTTCAATGGCATACTGCAACTCCTGAACCAAGCGGTAGCAATGACCGATAGCTTCTTCCTGGTGTAACCTGCGCTGAACCAGTTCCTCCATGACCGTAGGGTAGATATTGTTTGCGATATAGACTTCCTTCGTAATATCCCGCAGGCAGTTTACAATGACTTGCCGCTGGTCGTAGATGAACCAATCGTCAAAGGCTTCCAGCCGCAGCTTCGTTTTCTCATACCGCTCTCTTTCGGTTTCGGACAACTGTTCTAACGTCCTACCGCCGAACTGCTTGAGCAGGCGGGCTTCGGCCTTTTCAAAACTATACCCAAAATCCCGCAGGAGCAGGTCAGTAATATCCCTCCGCAGTTTGTTCAAATGGTGGAACACTTCAAACTGGGACTGCTTGCGTTTGTTTTTCAATACAGACATTGTTGTTACCTCCACTGCACCCCCTTGTGGGGTGCAGATTTATGATTTACGATTTAATAGAGAAAGCGGGACGAACGCCGGCAGCGTAAGAAGCGAGGTTGCAGTCCGCATAGCCGCCGGCGCTGACAAGGGCAAAAGCAGCAGCGGAAACTACGTCACGCAGCCAGTACCATGCACGGTTCCCAATCAAATCAGGACGATGTGCGAACAACGGGAACTGGCTCTTATCCACGGTGTAACTGTACGGAAGCGCTGTGCCACAAGAGATATTCCCGAACACCTTACCGCCATACACATTCTGCTCTGTCATCAGTTCCACGGTACTGTCATACCAGGAACCCGCAGACGCATAGGCTTCCGTTACCGCATTGGTCAGCAGGTTACGATGTGTCAGAATGTGTGCTGCACCAAAAGCGCTCTGAATGGTGGTCTTTGCCTGGTTCAGCCCCTCCTTATACATCTTGCTCCCCACATACCCGCCAGTCGTGACATTGGTATCGTTCATGCAGTGCGTGTACATATTACTATCAGGAACCAGGGTTACATGATGTGTGGTACAAGCGGTATCACCCGTGTTGTAATAGTAATCGAAAGCCGCAATGCGGTAGGTCACACCACCAATAACCCAGTAGTCCCCGATAAACAGGTCATCAAAGGTTCCAGCCGCAATAGCGGCATACTGGGCGGCTGTCACCGTAGAACCCAGATTTTTGCCACGGTAGATAGCGTTATGCGCCCCGGCATTACTTTCCACAACCATAGCGGCAGAGATAGTACCGTCTGCGGCTACTTTGATACTTGTACCGTCAGGCTTCACCAAGCCAGCCGCAGCAGCGGTAGCCAAACCCGCCTGCTTCGCAGAAATAGTACCATCGGCCTTAATAGTCACGGTGCTTCCGTCAGGCTTCACCAGACCCAGCTTGTTTGCCGTGGCGGTATCAGCCTGCTTTGCGGAAATCGTACCGTCTGCCTGGATTGTCACCGTGTCACCATCGGGCTTGACAATACCCGCTTCACTGGTCGTAGCGATACCTGCGCTCTCGGCCTGCTTCGCAGAGATTGTACCATCCGCTTTGATAGTGATAGTGGAACCGTCAGGCTTGACGATACCAGCGGCAGCGGCAGTAGCTACACTCACTTCCTGAATAGCGGCAGACAGCGTACCGTCCGCTCTAATCAGAATGGTAGTGCCATCGGGCTTGACAATGCCCGCCGCCGCAGTCGTGGCAACGGGAATGTCAATACCGCCGCCATCCAGCAAGGCTTTTACGGTGCAGACCCTCATACCCTCCGCAGTATGGATAAGTACCAGGTCATTGACACCAACAGCGGTTGCCTGGTCAAGTTCTCCCATTTTCTTAGTTTCAATAGCAATAGCGCCCATCTTTTATTCCTCCTTATGTTTCCAGTCAGCTACGATTGCAACCCCCAGGTCATCCACCAGAAGCGCACCGTCATCATCGGTGACAGGAGCGGTAATGTCATTCTGGATAACCATGTGTTCAAGCCGTGCCAGCCGTTCGTCCAGTTCGGTAGTTTCGGCGGTCAGTTTTGTTGCAACGTCCCCGGAAAGTTTCTCTTGCAGGCTACCGAACCATTCATTGAAAGCCGCCTGCTGACTGCTCTCATAGGTTGCCATTCTCTCCTGATAACCCTTCTCAATGGAGTCCAGCGCAGCGTTCCCGTTGGTCATCAACTGTGCAAGATAGGTCTGAAACGTCTGATAATCGGCGCTGCAATCGGACTGTACCTTCTGAATGGAGGTACTGCCCTGCGCTTTCAGTTCGGCAACGTAGTCCTCAAAGTCGCTGAACTCCGTGTCGGTGGAACTTTTGATTGCCGCCAGCACTGCGTCAATCTGCTTTTGAAGTTCCTGTGCGTACTTCTGGAAATCTGCAAACTGGGTATCAGTGCTGTCTTTGATTGCGGCAATGATAGCGTCACCCTGGTCTTGAAGTTCCTGTGCGTACCTTTCAAAATCAGCGTACTTGTTATCTGCTTCTGCGGCAAAAAGTTCTTTCTGAATGTTGAAGTAGTTCTGAAACGCTGCATACAGGTCAGTACCGTTCTCCACCATGCTCATGAGTGTGTTCAGCGCTTCATTCATGCGGTTTGCTTCCCTCGCACCAAAGAAGGATTTCTCCCGCCCAGTGTAGGCCGTAACGTCCAGGAAAGACACTGTACCGTCAGGATTGTCAATCTGCGTGTACTTTTTATTACCGCTCCACACTGCGTCTGTGTAATTAACTGGTAACAGTTCCCACGACATTTACAAGCCCCCTCCCTTCATTCCAAAGTTCCATGTGAACATCCTCCTTCCATCCGCTTGATTTTGCAATCGGTCATACAGGTCAAGGATTGCTCCCTCCAACCTATTCAACTCGTTAAAATCCATCGTATTTCCGTTGTCAATATAGGAAGGAGAGTCCCCGTATGCCCGCTTCAAGGTTTTATCGTTTATGGTCATAAGGTTTGCTTCAAGCTGATTGATTTCATCGGCATAGAAGTAATCCCTGGGAGTACGGTCAGCGCCCAGCGACACAATACTGAACTCCTCATACATCTGGATTGCCAGGTCACGCAGATATTGAAGGTTGTTCTTGATACGGTTGAAATCCACAGCGTTGAACCTGTCCCCAATATAGTGACCGTCTGCGTCCACTGCGCCGTACCAGTCTGTCTTAGGTGTCTGCCACATACTATCCCTCCACTCTCCGGGCAGTTATCCTTCCAGAGAAGGATTGATTAAAGTTGACCGTTGCCCGGTAAATGGTCACTTTCATGTTTTCCCGGAACTCGTTTTCCTGGAACACAATGTCGTTTACGTCTATCTCTGGGTTCCCTCTGGTCGGGTACTCATACTCAATGCCAGCGGCGTAGTAATCGCTTATCCACTCGCACAAGTCCCGTGCCATCGTTATGTCGGAAATAAGGGGGTTCTCCCACTTGACCGTCTTACCTCTTGCATGAAGGGTCTTTGTGGCATACTGCTCTACGATTTTCCACCGATACCCGTTGACCATCAGAATGAACTTTCCAGTGGTCTTATATTTCAGCGTCACGTAGTAGTTCGCCCAGTCAATGACCTCTGCCAATCCTTCCTGTTCATCCAGCAGTGGTTTATAGCCATAACACGGCTCTTGCAGATAGTAGGTGACAACCTCCCCAGACTGTACCTCCACTTCCTGATAGACCAGATTTTCTACCTTGTCCCCCGGCTGGTAGTTGTAGCAGGGAACGATGACCTCTTTGACCAACTCTTGCTTGATAGCCGTAGGAGAAGCAGTCATGTCCCGCTTTGTCATGGTGAACTCTGTAACCTCACCAAAGGCAAAGTAGTTCAGGATAATGCGGTTGTAAGGTTCAGCCGTACCAGTGAACTCAAGCTGCATAGTATCAAAGTCATCAAAGTCATGGAGAACCACCATGTTCTGTGTGATTTTATCCTCAACCTCATACTCCTCCACCAATTCCCCGGTGTTGTAGGTTCTCACCACAATCCCGGAAGGAAGGGCATGACCAAACTCCAATTTGATACCGTAGTACATACAGATTGCTTCCTGGGTCACAGTAATAACGGGGTTCGTTTTGAACTTGCCGTTTCCATCGGACTGCTCCTTCGACACAAACCCTGTATTGAAGTTCAGCCCGTTTAACGTCCTGGGAAGAAAGAACATGGAACCGTCTGTCACAGTATAGTTTGTGCCAAACGTACCGTACTCGTCCTTTGCGCCCTCCCTCATGACGTTGGCAATATTGGAATACTCCGCTTCGCCGTTGGAACTGATTTTTGCCAGGGGGTTGAAGTTGGACTTAATCTGTATCTGTCCTGTCCGGGACTGGGTAAGAACGCAGCGGCAGGCGTTGGCTATAATTTGTAGCGCTTCCTTATGCTTGACTCTCGGCATGGGGTTCTTCGTGTAGAGTTCTTTCAGCCGGGGGTCAATGTAATACTTCGTTTCACCAGCGTCCCGCAGGATTTCCACAGCCAGGTCAAAGTAACTTTTCCCAGCCGGGGTGTATAGACCCTTGAAATACTCGGAGTCCATGCTTCGGAAAATATCTTGACAGCGAATAATGGCAGTATAGTCATCAGACTCCCACTCGCTGCACCACAGGTGTTGACCCTTAATCCACTCAATTTCCTCGGTATCAGGTAACTGGTAGCCGTAGAAAATATCCATTTCCTGTCCTGTTTCCAAGTAGTTGATAGCGGAATTTGGGTTATCCACGTTAAAATATTTGTCGTAGTTCTTGAGCGTCACGCTGAAATCAATCTGCGGAATATCCGCTCCTATGGGCGATACATAGCTTTCCAGCGTAGAAGCCATCACAGAGTCGTTGTAGTACACCAGGCCGTAGCCAAACCGTATGGAGTAGATACGCAGCCTGCTTTGAGGGTTCAGCATACGGTAAAACCGCAGCGTCAGCCTTACAGTGTTTTCAAAGACCTCCTCGGTAGTAAACTCTGCCTGATTGTTGTCCCGAAACTCTACGGTATGCCCGGTATCGCTGATAATATCAAAGTCAACCGGGTAATTCTCTCCAAAATTGATTGTGATACCCTTAAAGTCCGTAGCCACAGTGTTGAAGTTAATGACAACTTCACAGACCACTTCGGAAATCAGCCTGTCACCGACAAGGCCAGTGTCATAGTAAGCGCCAGAAGCGTTCCTGCGGGGGAGAAAGAACATAGACCCATCCACCCGTGTAAAGTTTTCTTCCAGTGTGGCGTAAATGGTATCATCGTTCTTCTCCCCAAACAGGTTGCTAATGTTGGAATAATATGCAAAGTTCCCCGGCTTGACGTTTGCCTTTGCCTGCAACTCCTGATTGACCATGCCAAAGGAAATCATGATGTATGCCCGTTCACGGAGCGCTTCTTTCATGCTCTTTTTATAAGCGTCAGATACCTTTTGCATTTCATCACTCTCCCACGTCAATCAGGTTCACCCGGCAGTTGCGGTAGTGTGTAGGGTTTTCGTTCCCATCCACATAATAGGGTTCACCCGTGCGGTCACCAGGGTACATTTTGATTGTGATACGGCTATTTGTTACTGGGTCAGGGAAGGTGACATACACAAAGAAGTGACTCAAGATACTTAATATCTTGCTCCACTGTGCGGCGGTCAGCCACGGCCATTCCAGTTCGTTCAGCTTATATTGGTCACGTCCAATCCGCTGTCCCACCACTGTACCGTTAGCGTCACGGCCTGCGTCCACAATGGTTGTCACTATGGGTGCAACGCCACGCTTCGGAGGGGGTAACTCATACCCGTTGATTGCGATATAGGCCATTGCTACCACCCTCCTTTACTTCGTGAAGCGGTAACCATCTGCTTTCTCCTGGGTTACCACTGCGTCCTTGATAACTTTGTTGCCAATCTGCAACTTCGTGTCCTTGTCGGCAATGCGCCGCAACAATTCATTCTGCTCTCGCAGAAGGTCATTCTGACGGGTAGTAGCTTCGTACACACCTTCACGCACTCCGTCAACAATATCTTTCCTGCTGCCTGCTTCATCCAGTTCAGCGCTTACCCGGTCACCAATACGCTCCATCCAAGAACTAATATCCTGAACGGTGTACCCATTCCCGGTCTGCACACCTGCGTAAAGCGTATCAGCAGACACAAGCATTGCAGAGATAATACCGTTCGTGCAGGTCACCAACTGATTGTTCACAGACTGCCAATAGCCTGCGAACTGTGCCATACCGTCCACAATGGAACGGTGCATAATCTGTCCCAACTGGGACTTGTTCAGAACCTCGGAACGTCCGTTTACATGACCTACCATTTCTGGGCCAGCTTCACCAGCTACAAACATACTTCCGTGGGCGTTTGCCGTACCGTCTGCGTACTTCGGTATAGCGTTCCAGAACTGGGCTTGCCCGTTGTCGATGAAACCGCCCTGCTTAAAGAACTTCCAGCCGTGGCCTATATCGTAGCCGCCAGAACTCAAGCCAAAGAAGGACTTGATACTGTTCCATCCAGACTTGAACAGGGACACACCTACGGACACGGAATTGCCAACCCAGGAGGACAGAGAGTTCCACCCGGACTTGAACAGGGACACACCTACGGACACCGTATGACTCCCTATCCAGCCGCTTATTGTACTCCACCCGGACTTCGCCAAACTGATTGCTTGAGAAATCACGGGCAAATGACCTATCCAACTGGAAACGCTGCTCCACCCGGATTTTATCAGACTGATAGCCTGCGACAGTACAGGGATATTGCCTATCCAGTTCTTTACGGAAGTCCAGCCGCTCTTTATCAAGCTGATACCCTGGGACAGCACGGGAATTGTGCCAATCCAGTTCTTCACCGTAGTCCAGCCAGACTTGATAAGAGAAATCCCCTGGGACAAAATAGGTATCGTACCAATCCAGTTCTTCACCGTAGTCCAGCCAGACTTTACCAGTTGAATTGCCTGGTCAAGCGTGGGAATGTTCCCTATCCAACCCTTTACGGTATTCCAGCCAGACTTAATGAGCGCAATGCCTTGGGAGAGAACCGGGATATTGCCTATCCAGTTCTTTACCGTTGTCCAGCCGCTCTTGATAAGCTGAATGGCCTGGTCGAGAGTCGGAATGTTGCCAATCCACTCCTTCACAGTGTTCCAGCCGCTCTTGATAAGCTGAATGGCCTGGTCAAGCGTGGGTATCTTACCTATCCAGGCTTTGACGGTATTCCACCCGGATTTCACCAGTTGGATTGCCTGGTCAAGAGTCGGAATGTTGCCTACCCAGTTCTTTACCGTAGTCCACGCAGACTTCACAAGGGAAATCCCCTGGGAAAGAACAGGGATTTTACCAATCCAGGTAGAAACCTTCGTCCACCCAGACTTCACCAGGGACACCAGTGCGGATAGGCTCACACCTTCCTTCGATACCCCAGCCCACCAATTCTTGACGTTCTTCCACCAGGTCTTTGCGCCGTTCACCACGCCAACAGCGAACTCAAGAACGGGACTGTCCTCAAACGCTTGCTTGAGCGGAGTGAAGATATGCTCATTGACCCAGTTTCCGATTGCCTTAAACGGCGCAAGAATACCTTCCAGCAGACCTTCAACGATATAGCCGCCAATCTCCTTCATGACGGTAGACGGACTGTGAATACCAAACAGGTTTTTGAACCCTTCCACAAACGGGTCAACGATATGTTCTTTCAGCCATTTCAGCGGGTGCTTGAAAAACTCGGTCACACCCTCGCAGAAACCGTTCCATACGTCACGGCCTGCCTGCTTAATACCCTCCCAAACATCTTCACCCAGAAGGGCGTTGCAGAACGGGTCAACAATATTGTCCATGACCCAACCGCCGATATTGACAAACCCTTGACCAATCGCAGACAGCAGGTTCCCGGCAGTTTCCTTCCAGTCTTTCCCTTTAATGTCCTCGTCCCACCACTTCTTAATGTCATCGGCAATGCTTCCAAAGAAACCGCCTATAAACTGTGCAGCGGAACGAATAGCCGTACCCAGGAATGTGAACAGGCTTGTAGCCAGCGCACCCCAGTCAACCCCGGCAATAGCGTCCTTGATTTTCTGCCAGAGAATTTGACCAAGTTCCTTCCAGTCGTAGCTATTCAGCCAGTCGGTACACTCGTCAAAGACTCCAATGAAGAAGTCGCAAATGCTCTTTGTGACCAGTCCCCAGTCCAGTTCCACAAGGAAACCGATTATCAGGTCAAGTAGGGAAGTGAAGGGCTTTACTGCCAGCCGCCCGACAAAGGTAAAATCAATCTGCTCCAAAGCGGCATTAAGCAGTTCAGCTAAATGCTTGCCAATCTTGAAGAAATCAATCTCGTCCAGGAAGTAATAGAGGGTCTTAACCACTCCGTCAATTCCCTTACCCAGCTTTGTGCCAATACCTTTCCAATCAATGCTGTCAAAAATCTCGTTGACCTTTGCGCCCAGGAGTCTGCCCAGGCTTTCCCAGTCAGCGTTCTCAAAGGCTTCCCGCAGCTTATCCGCAAAGTCACTGATACTGCTGTCAATGGGAAGTTCCTCAAACATGGAACCATAGTCAGTGCCAGCGCCGCCGCCCGCACCACCGCCAGAACCCGTGTTCGGGTTATCCTGGATAATGTTGAGTTCATCAATGCCTACGGTATAACTCTTGATTTTGTCAGCGGCTTTTTTTGCCGCCTTAGAAGCGTCATCCGCAGCTTCCCCGAAAGAGGTTGCCACCTTCTTTGCAGCCGTGTAGATGCTTTTACCTGTAATCCTTGCGAACAACTGATTGATAAGATTGAACAGCGTCACAACCTTTTCAATAATAAAGTCAATCGCAGGGGCAAGGGCTTCAATGAGAGGAGCAGCCATAGCGCCCAGGGAGTTTTTCAGATACAGTGCGCTGGTAGCAAGGGAGTCCATGCTTTGAGAGAACGTAGTTCCCATCAACAAACTGTACTGGTAGAGGTTGTTGATACCGTCCTTGAACCCCTGGGTAAGCGCTGCAATCGCCGCCCGGATAGCCCGGTACATAGCGATACGCTTTAAGCTGCTGAATAACCCACCAAGAGCAGAAGTAGTGTGCTTGACGTGTGCCGCCAGTTTTGAACCCAGAGTCACAGGCAGCAGCGCCGCCTTTTTCAAAAGGTTCCCTGCGGCAGAACCCGCAGACTTCATAGCACCGCCCAGCTTCTTCAAGGCTCCTACTCCAACATGGAACCCTTTCTGAAACACGCCGCCAATACCACTCAAGATAGACTTGAGGACATTGGTACGTCCCGTGGCCTGCTGCACAGCGCCAGAATACTGCTGAACCGTACTGGTTGCCTGCTGAACTTGACTGGTAGCAGCCTGCGGAGCGACACCGTTAGCGGCAGCGGCATTAGCCTGATTGACGTTCGGAGTCTGCACAGTCGGTACACTGATATTCACAGTCCCCGCAGCGCTGATACTCTGCAAAGCGTTCCCCAGACGTTCCAGCCTGTCAAGAGCGCTGTCATCCAGATTGTTTGCGGCCTGGGCTATATCGTTAATCCGCTTCGGGATAGAAGCAGAGATTTTTACGTTGCCCGCAGCGCCGATAGCCTGCAAGCCTTTTCCCAGCGCTTCCAGTTTATCCACATGGAAATTGCTCAAGGCATTGTTCAACTTCGATAGCTTATCGGAAACACCATCCAATCCCTGCAAAGCCTTAGTAGCATTTTTCAGTTTACCAAGACTGTTTGCAAGAGCGTCAATGTGTTTAACTCCCTGTTCGGACTTCGCTTCAATTTGAAACTCAAGACCTTCAAGTTCAATCGCCATCGTTCACTTCCCCTCCTTTCTCCCGTTTTCTTTGATTGTCCCGGAAGCGCTTGTTGATACTCGCAACCATAGCCCGCATAGCTTCCTTGCCCTTTTTAAGTCGCTCCTGCTTGTCACGCTCTTTTGCGGCCTTGCTCTCATTCGTAGTAATCGGAATAGGTGCAGCACGGTAGGGGAAGGGTTTCTTTTGCTTGCTCAAAGCATTATACACGGGGGAAGCGTCCAACAAGGCTTCGTAGATATATGCACCCTGTAACCAGAGTTCGTAGTTCCTGCGCTCACGGTGGTATTCGTCCATCCTGCGGTAATACAGAGTCATAGCAGCGTCCCCATCCCAGTAATCATGATAGGACATACCCAGACTCATGTAATACCCGCAGAGTTCTTCAAATTTATCCCCGTAACGTAAAGGCGGGGACGGACGGCCTTTCGTACCGCCGCCCCCGTCAGGTGATGACAAGTCCGTTACCAACTCGTCATCCAGTCCACGTTTTTTGCGCTGTCCTCCGGCTCCTCCATCAGCGCCAGGATAGGCTCATTGTACATTTCTGCCAGTTTCTCAATGAGTTTATCCTTGTTCGGCATATTGGCGTAGATTTCATCAATCACGTCCTGCTTGACGAACCTGTGATGTGCCTTGAAAGCACCTGCGAACAGTGCGGGAAGAAGGGTCATAGGACGGTCATCAATGTTCTTTGCGACAAACCCTTCATCCTCCATCTGCTTGATAGTCCTCCGGGTAAATTCCAGAGTATAATCCTTACCCTCATAGGTAAAGCCGATTGTCTTAGCCATTGCTTAATTCCTCCAATTCTTGAAATTGTAGTGTTGCCTTACTCCTCCTGGATAACGGTAGTCGGGGCAATCGTGATACCCATACCACGAACCTCATTGACACCGCCGCCAGTCACACGGACAGAAAGCTGACCGTCAAAGAAGAACTTGCCCTCCGTGCCAGTCGGGGTCACAGTACCGTCAGCGTTCTCCGTACCGCCGAACCACACAGCGTAGCCCTCGTTCTTACGCTCAAGGGCTTTCAGCGCCAGATACCCGTCATGGTCGTAGTTGGTATTGAAGTTCATAGCTTCGTTACCCTGAATACCCAGGATAAAGGTCTGCATACGGTCAGACAGGGTAGTGGTTTCCAGCATTTCCGGGTCAGTCCCCAGGTCGGGGAACTCGGTAATGTCAATCAGCTTCTCATAATCCGCAGCAGCGTCACCATCGGCAGCGGCCTTACGGTGCATGAGGAAGGTCATGTACGTACTGGTTGCGTTCATAGTCGTTACCTCCTGTAAAAATATTTTCCATCGGTAGTCACCCGGTATCGGGCAACCATCCTGTAAATGCTTGCGTCCTCCATATTCGGAACAGGGGTCATGCTCATTCTCCGAAAGTTCATAGAGAACATGATACGGTCAATTTCCTTTGCGATAGCCTTACACTCGGTTTTCTTGCCCGCCGCCTTGTTGGAATAGATATTGATTTCAAACAGGAGTCGGTCATACTGCCTTGTGTCAGTGGTTTTCATATACACCGTAACGGTATCACTCTGGACAATGCTCACATGAGGAAAAGAGGACGGTGCTTTCACATACTCCCCGGAAAGGTTGATACCGGGAAACTGTTCACGCAGAACCGTAGCAACACGGGTATAAACCTCGTTTTCACAATCGTTCATACGTACACCCTCCTTGCTATCTCCTCAAATTTTTCCTCCAACTCCCTCATAGTCTGGTACATACTCATGTTTGCAGGATTGCCGTAAGTGTGAACTTCGCCAGCGTGTTTTCCAGTAGTGATAACCTCACCGTTAGTTCCTGGGTCACCACTGTACCGCCATCCTTTTTCCAGTCTGCCAAGACCATATCCATATTCTCCACGGGTCATCCCGTGCTTGCCAGCTTCCGGGTGGTCATCGGGATATTTAACGCCAGTACCAAACTCAATGAACAGAACCGCACTTCCCAGGGCAACCACGGCAACCTTGTTCTTACCCCGCTCCTCAATAGAGCAGGACACGTCATTGGTTCCGTCATAAACCGCTTCCGCAAACTTAGCGGTAGCAATCTGCATACCTTCCTGTGCCAGCGCTTCCAGAAACTTATGCGTTCGGTCAAGCAGCCACTCTTTGTAGCGCTTGAGTTCCTGAATAGCCTGGTCAATGCTGTCCTCTGTCAATTTGACCTTGATAACCCGCTTTTTCACGATACATTCACCTTACTCACTGCGTAGGAAATATTATTGAGGGACTTAGCTACACGGCGCACAATGTAGTCAAAGGCGGGGGAACCGTCTGCGTTAAAGGTCGGCTCCCTGTCAATGAACAGCACCGTATTTTCGTCAATCGGACAACTCATGTCATCCGTGATAAGAACCTTGTCGTAGGACTCCAAGTTCCCGAACATAGCCCCTTGAGCGTACCCCTTCGCCGGGGACACGCTGCACAGCAGCTTCACGGGGTCTTTATACGTGATACTAACCTCGCTGGTTTCATACCCGTTCTCGTCCCTGATAGGCTCCTTTGTGTCATAAAGGGCATACCATACAGGTTGCAGATTGCGCTTCATGAGTTTCATCACAGCACCCCCGCCATCGGGGTAATGCGCCGCAGGAGAGAAGCGGGAATATCCCCATTCTCATATGTGCGGCTTACCCCGTTTTCAGAGTGTGCCGTTTCACCCTCTGCGCCACGCTTATTCAGCATATAGGCCGCAATCTCTACCTGAACCCCGTCATACCGGGCGGGCATTACCGCAGGACGTTCCACGTCATCAAACGGATAAGCCTTAGATATGACAACTTGTTCAGCCAGGAGCAGATAGGTGGACAACACCCCCTGTTCCGTTTCATCCGTCATGCGCTCAAGCATGGTCAGTTTATCGTCATAGGTCATGTTGTCCACCCTCCTTTCTCCGATTAAGCCCCAGCGCTACCGCCGCCAAAGTCCGCAGCGTTCGCCACAAAGACGGAACGGCTATAAGCGGGCTTCTCAAAGTCGGTGCTGATACCCGTGAACTTGCCGTGATACCACTCTGGGCCGTGGTCAAGGCCAATCTGCCCGAAAAGCTGATACTTCTCACCAGCGCCAGTCTTAGCCAGCGGCTCCAGGAAGAAGTTGCCCTTGCCGGGAACAGGCTGATGAACCGGGGCAATCACGTCCAGGTTCAGAAGCAGCGCCGTGCCAGCAGGCAGACACTCACCCAGATATAGGTAGACCACGCCGATAGGAGTAATCACACTGGACAGGGCAATACCGTTGACCTCACGGGCAGCGGGAACAACGGTCAGGCCGTTCTGAACAGCGTCAGCGTTAATCTGGAACAGCGTCACAGCGTCACACCACAGGCAAAGCCCGTCAGTCGGGGCGTTTGCGCCGTAAATCTTCTTCACCATGTCGGCAATGTCCCACAGACCCAGGGGCTTCTTACCCATAGCGGTTACGTTGGAAGTGATAGCCGGGACAAGGCCACGGGTCTTGTTGGCTTCGCTGTCCTTAGTGGCCTTGTTGAAAACACCGTTGATAAACGTGAACTCAATGTCACGGTTCACCTTCTGGATTTTCGCCGCCACCTGGAAGTCCAGTTCGTTCATGGGGTTCGCCTGCTGGTTCTCAATGTTGATACCGTTCAGAGTCCCCATATTGCTCTGCTTACCGTAGGAGATACCAACGGACTCATGGAAAATCTGGGTCACATTGGTTTTCTGCTCACGGGTCACCACAGAAGCGTCCGGGGCGGTCAGAGAAGCGGTTTCACTGATAGCGGGCTGTTCACCGTCACCGCCAGAAGTGTACTCCTGCCCGGTAACGAACTCTACATGGTTCGTGGTTTTCGCCTTGCTACCGATAATGGAAGAAAGCGGGGTACGCACGTTACCCTTGTTGAAAAGCATACCGCTATAATTCAGTACGCCAAAACTGGTTGCAACTACGTCAGCCATGATGATTTACCTCCTGTAAATTATTCGGTTCCCGTCTGGTCGGCTTCGTCCTGGGCTTGCAGACGGGTATAGTATGCGGCAGCGGCATAGTTCCCGCTTGCCTGCGCTTCGGCAATCTTCTTCGCATAATCCATACCGTCCGTATTCTCGGAACCCGCCGCAGGTCTGGGGGTTTTCCTCATATGGTCAGCCTGAATTTGCTTCTTCTGGACTTCCAGATACTTAGACTGGTTCGCCATCACAACGTCCATGTCACCGTCTACCATAGCGGTAGCGGTTTCCTCGGCAAGTTTCTCCTCGTAACCCATAGCAAGGAGTTTGGCCTTTCTCTCGGAGAGGGCAATAGACCGTTTCAGGTCGGTATTCTCCTGAACCAGTTTCTCATGCTCCTCCTTCTGGGTAGCGGCAGCGGCTTCCTCGCCAGTCTGCTTCTCCCGCAACTGCTTCTTGTAGCCCGCAGCTTCGGAATTGGCCTTAGACAGCGCCGCTTTCAGCCTGGTAACCTCCGCTGTGCTGGTGTCCGGGGGCGTAATATCCTTCAAGGCAGCTTCCACTTCTTCAAAAGTCATGCCCTCCTTGTAGGCTTCACCTAACAACTCTTTCAAATCCATCTTGAAGTCCTCCTTTTGCGTTTTCATTGTGGCGGTTCACTCCGCACTGTTTTCTGTTTTTCGGTCTTGTCTGACCTTGCGTGTTGTTAAGGCGGTTTCCCTACCGCCATGTAAAGCAGGAGCGGGTTGACTCCTACAATCCATCGGAAGGTTTTAACAGAACAAAGCAGCGGCAGTTGACATTATTTTCAGCGTTCTGGAATAATCCGGGGTAAGGAGCATGGTCACCATCAAAGGTGAAAAACTCCTCCTCTAACGGAACCGATACGCTTTCAAGGTAAGAATGGGTTTCCCGTACACGTTCATCCAGCATGGTTCCCCAAGTCTTTGTTACCCCAAAGTCCCCAGTGTCCACATACTCCTGTCCACCATCCACAACGCCAGCGTTGTAAACTCGGTGAAATTCGGACTCTGCCAACGTCTGCAACCCGGTCAGGTCATCCGCAAGAACATGGTCAGCAACCCTATCCTTAAAGGTCTTTCCATCAATGACCAGATAGATAGCGTCCTCCATCTTGCCAATATTCACCGTCAGGTCAGAACCCAACATCTTAGCCGCATTGTTTATTCCCAAGGTATAGCCGTTAATGAGAAAAGAGAGAAGGTCATCCGCAACCTGGGCTATCTTCGCAGACAAGTCCTCACCGTCTGCGGAATAAAAGCTGGTTGCCGTAAGGATATTCAGTTCATCAAAAGCCAGCGCATAACTGGAAATAACTTCATCCATTCCATATCTCTCCAAAAGAAAACGGGACTATGAGCGGTTGTCGCTCACAGTCCCATTGGACTTACCAGAACCGTTGCCCTGGTTACGCTTCCTTCATTCTCATTTTTCGCTTGATTTCTACAATGGTGACTTTGCCCTGTTCAATCAGGACTTCCACCCTGCTTCCGTGCTTGAGCAGCGTTTCAATCTGCTCCTTCATTTCCTTCGTGATAACCGGGGTCATGCTCGTTCCCTCCCATCCTTAAACTTCCTCGGAAGGAGTATTAGTACCAGGGTCAGGAGTGGGTTCAGTACCGGGGTCGGTGTTATCCCCGCCCTCGGCGGGCATTTCCCCCAGAACCGCAACAATGGTGACGTTGCAGGTTTTCCCTCTTACGTTGTTGACGGGACTGACCTCCACACGGAACTTCTCAACAGGACGTTCCAGGATTTCAGACTTGATAGCGTCCCTCTCGTTGCGGTCAAAGGACACGATAGGCCGCTCCTGCACGTCATCCCTCACCAGTTCAGTTTCACGTGCGTCAAACAGCACATCACCGTCATAGGTCTGCACCAGTTCATTCAGTTTCATTGTTGCCGCCCTCCTCGTTATTGGTATTGTTATTGGCTTCCTGCGCTTTCATAGCCATCTGCTGCTCAAGCTGCTCCTGGGCTTTCCGTTCCTGTTCCTCTGCATATTCAGCACTTAATGTGTACGCCAGGTCGGAGTCTACGAAAAGACCGCAGTGTTCAAATGCAAGACGGGGGTGTATCTTGTTGTTCTTCAACATCAGGTCAAGCACCTGCGCCTTTTGTAAAATGTTCTCATAGTTACGGCGGGTGAAGCGGATTTCAATATTGCTTACTTTCAAGTCCATACCTACCAGAGTATGACAGATATTCAAGACCAACCGCAAAAACCGCCGTTCCGATTTCTTGAACATGAGTTCGCTATCCTTTGCCCTTGCTTCGGCAGCAGACCAGCCATCACGCATAATGACCGCAGACCCGGTATCACTGGTGGAAGAACCGCCGTTGCGGTTCGGCATACCACAGATAGTCAATACCGTCTGGTACATATGGTCAACTAAGGTCTGGGTTTCACCCTGGTTCAGCGAACTAATCAAGTAAGAAATCTCCGCTTTCAGTTGCGGGTCAATGTCCTTAAACTTGATAGCCCCTTCCTCCCGTAGCTTCTGATAATCGTCAGAGGAAATGTCTACGTTGTGGAAAAGCATAAGCGCCTGAATGAACTGCTCCACACCATCAAGACGGTTACTGTCCGTCAGGTTGATTGCGTCCAGCAGGGGGATGACCAACTCAAAAGCACCAATACGGGCAAGGTTGAGGGGATATTCGATGATAGGAATATCACCCAGGATATGCGGCTGCACATTCACAATCTTAGACTCCACTATCTCAAAATACTCATACTTAGAGTAGCAGGAGTAATGTACCACGCCGTTTTCATCCACCACATACTTAACACCCAAAATGGGCTTATTCCCCAGGCCGTTGTTATAGACAACAAAGGTATTCCGGGGGTCAAGGGTGTAAATCTCAAAGGGGGAGTCATCTTCCTCCCCTTCTTCATCCGGGAGTATCATGCGGAAGGACGTACCGCAGATATGGAACCAGTCAGCCAGTTCCTTATCCTTTGCGGACTTTTCCTCTGCAAAGACGAACTCATTAAGCTGGTTGATAGCGTCCGCAAGGTTTTTCCCATTGCCATGGGACACATATTGCAGCGGCTCACCCATCAGATACCCAGACTTAAAAGACACAATCTCGTTCGCCCGGTTCTCCACAATCCTGTTCGTAATCTCTGGTCTTACCTGCTTCTCCCGGTTAAGGACAGGCTGCTTGCCTTTGTAGTAAGCCCAGAGGTATTGAATTTCAGACCTGTTTTTCCAGTGGTAGGGAAGCGCCTTACGCAGAATGGTCACTACATTGTCAATGGTTACTTCGGTTGCGTCTGTTTTAATCATACGCCTGCCATGCAGTATCATAGCCACGCCGCTTACCTCCTTTCCCACATGGTTTATCTCGTTCTATTATACAACTCTCCAATCCTTTTGTCAAGCACGAAAACACGATAAGGTGTAGAGAGTTAGCACGGACGTTTGAACACTTCCACCTTTGCGCCGACAAGCCCCCGCAGTTCGTTTTCAAGCAGAGAAAGGGAGTCAGGAGCGTCATCATGCGGAACCTTGCCAGACCGGGTATAGGTAGTCAACTGTTTTATGAACTCCGCATACTGACTGTTCCGGGCATAGGTTGTAGGGTCTTTGAAGTAAAAATGCTTCAAAATCGTGTCAGACGCAAACTCAATACGGGTCTGTTTGTTGGAAATCGTGCGCTTTGTTCGGATATTACAGACGTACCCCCAATCCTCAAGCAGCTTTGCAACGTCCCTGGCAAAGTAAGAACCTGCGTTGTTGGACTCAAAGGTGGACGCTACCACGCCATTATCCATCAATGCTTTTGCACACTCTGGCTTTGTGGTTTCCGGGGGAGAGTCATCAAAGACCACGGCAATGATATAGACTTCATCACCGTAAACGGCTGCAATAGGCATGGAGCAATAGTCCTCACCTTTATCTGCGGTATCGCATACGGCAATGATACTGTCAGGGTCACGGTCAACTGGAAGTTCAAAAAAGGTATTCAGACTCCCAGCCGGGAACAGTAACCCCTTCGCTTCAAAGGGCTGCTGCTGAAACTCACTCTCAAACTGTTCTGCGGACAGCATTTCACGCTGGTCACGGAAATACTGTGTAGTAAAAACTTTCTTACCTTCCCGCATATACTCAAAATTACTTTCGTCCGTCACAGGGTCAAGCGCCGGGGTTTCAATAACCTTCATCCGCTTGCCCTGCTTTTTCATTTCCTCCTGCAAATGCCCGATAGGGTCATACAGAGAGTACCGGGTTCCGCAGATAACAATAGGGGTTCCCTCAATAGCACGTCCGATAACGTCACCAGAAATGATTTCCCATTTATCATCAAGCCGCTGTCTGTTCTTTGCTTCCTCACGGCCTTCCACACAGTCATCCAGGTAGAGCAAATTGGTAGCTTCCGAAAGACCAACCTGCCTTGCGTCAATAGAACGGCACATGACCGTAGGGAACCTGGACTTATGCAGAAGGTTGATAATTTTGGTGTCCGCATTGGTCTGTACCAGCTTCGCTTCCGGGAAAATGTCATAAAAGTGATAATCGTTCGGAGTCTGCAAATATTCCAAGCACCCTTGATAGAAAGACTTTACAAGGTCATCACCCGTTCCTTCCATCAGGGTAGAACGGTCAGGAAACTTCCCAGACAGCATATTGGTGAAATTGATACCCAACTGGGACTTGCCGCCACGCTTCGGCATGGAGATAGAGAGGAAGTCCAGTTTGCCATCCAGAATTTCTTGATATGCGTCAACATACCTCTTGAGATAATGTCGGCGGGGCTGATAGAACTTTTTGTCCAGGGGCTTCCCGAACTCAACGGCCTGCAAATAATCATCAAAGAAATGCGGAGCGCCGAAAACCAAAGAACGAAACAGCAGGTCATTAAACCTTTCCGCAACCTGAAAATCTCCTTTATCCACGGCATACCGCAGCGCCAGCCCTATATCCACTCGAAAGGTCTGGTTCCATTCATGAGCAGTTGCAAACTGTTCCTGTTCATACTCCCGGCACAAAGCGAACATATCGTTGTATGCTTCAAAATCCAGCGGGCGGGTGTTGACCGCCTGCAATATCCTCTCTTTCAGTTTTTCGTAATTCATAATGACCTCCTATACAGAAAAATGGGACTACCCGTATCAGGTAGCCCCATTGGACTTATCAAAGCCGCTGCTTTGATAGTTATTCGATTTCAAATGAAAACTCTTGTCCGTCTGTAAATTCCACAGAAACGGTAGAGTCATCTTCTTTCAAAAATAACCAGACAACCGTAGCAGACGTTCCCGGCTGAACATTGGTATCACATTGAATGGCTCCCTCTGTCTTTTGCCCAGTAAACACATTCACTACTAATTCTGTCCCATGCTGAAAAGCCGTTACGTTAATCCCGTCAGCAGGCATACACGTTTCCCGGCTATTGTTGGTGTAAGTGCAAAACACACCTATGTATTCCACATTTTCACCATTTACTTCAACCGTTACGGTCTTTCCCTCAATAAACTCAAGGGTATGTTCAGGTTCGGATGAACTACACCCTGACAAAGAAAATACGATTGCAAGCAGGATTATCAATACTCGTTTCATAGTCATCCTCCAAAGAAATATTCTTCCAACGCCTGGATAGGTCTGTATGGTTTCATCTTAGCGTCCTCTTTACGCTTTATCTCCTGTATATCTTCCCACAAGGACTTATGCGGTTCCCGGTTCCATGTTGGATAGACCATCAAAGAATAATTGGTGAAACGGGGTGTTCGCAGTTTGACCAGTTTGCATACCAGCCACAGTAGTACCGTCAAGGGAATGGTGAAGGTGTTCATGCAGAGAAAAAGAAAGGCGGTCACTAAATACATCATAATTCTGACGAACATACCGCAGAATGTGAAAAACGCTTTAATCATGGTTCTTCCTCCCAGGTGAGTGAAGTAGGGTATTTTCTATTTTTCCTATAACTTCTTCTTAGTAGACCCTCTCTATAAAGAGTTTACTGCAAAATCCTGTTTTACCCTACTTTACTCCTCAACCATGTATTCTCTGCCGCTGTCTTTATCCCGGATAATCAGTTCGCAGTTAAGCGCTGTCAAAAAACGGGTTAAAGTAGTAATCTTCATATCCCTGTTCAAAGCCCCGCTGACCGCTGATTGGCTTTTCATATCCATCATTTTTGTAATGTCACCCTGGGTGATATGTCGGTCACTCATGAGGGACTTGATAACTTCTTTGGCTTTCATTAAATGATACCTCCTTCGGTTCGTACTTACGTTATATCACGATTTCACGATAATGTCAAGAACTTTTTTTTTATTTTTGCGGAATTTTTGACCCTCACCCGCCCCGGCCTGCCCCGGCCTAAAATCCCCCTCCCGCCCCTGTTTTCATCGTGCGATTTTATCCCAGGGAACCAGGCCGGGACGGTACAGCAGGTCAGGCCGGGACGCTCTGAAAAAATATCGCGAAAACACGATTTCACGCTTGACAATATCGCTTAATCGTGTTATAATGTAGTCACGATAAAGGAAAGCAAGCCCCGCACTAATTTATATTGGCTTGCAATCCTGCACCACTGCAATATACAAAACCAATGAATAAATAGGAGGTTGAAACCATGTTAAAAACCAATAGCAAGAAAGCCCGTGAAAATATCCGGGCGTATATCCTGGAAAACTTCACCCCGGAGAACTACACAGACAACCCGCCGCAGGAATGGCCGGAAATCGCCGCTTTTATCCTGGACACCTTCAAGAGTGAAAAACCCGCTATTGGAAGTTATGCCAGGATGACCGAACAAGAACGCTTTATAGACTGGGCGCAAGGTTTAGCCAGTGTATTAGATACTTGCTATTACTACAACCGCAGCGCCGTTGATGACCTGGGCGCAATCCTGGAAGAAACGGACAGCGAAAAAGCCCGGTACACTGAACAGCAGGCCGAAAGCCTTTTAACCAACTTAATTTATAGAGAACTTATAAAAGCCTGAACCCGTGGCGGTGAGTATAAATAGCCAGTTAAGCCGCCAGCGCCCCGGCCTTGTGCTGGGAGTCTGGAAGAACCAGAACAACCAACAAATAACAGGAGGGTCAAACCATGAGGAAATACACGCAAAGAGAATTAAAGAACCTTGTTCACATTGGAGCGGCGCAAGACGTGACCGGGTACGGCTTTCAAGAAATGAAAGAGTTTTTACACGCTCACACCCTGGACAAAATCGGCTATTCTTCCGGGGTTTATGGTCTGAATGGTGGATTATTGCAGGACACCAAAACAGGCCAGCTATACGCAATCACCGCCAGAAATACGGCGCTTTGTATGGCGTTCTAAAACTCAATAGGCCGGGGCGCTTGCCCCGCTCTAATGCAGCCGTAGCCCGTCCCAAGCCGGGAAAATGCAGAGGGGAGCAAAACAAACAATCATTTATAGGAGGTTTGAACCATGAGAAAATACACATATAAAGACGGAAACCACACTTTCAAGCGGGTAAACAAGACCACTGCCCGCCGTGCTTACAACAACGGCTTGCGGGTTATTCTCTGCCCGTGTAACTTGCGCCCCGGCTTTCCTTTTCATCCTGAAATCAGTATTTCAGGGAAAAGCGGCGCAACCTGGGAAAGCGCCTTAAATGCTTTTGAGTTTTACAACCTGCGAAACAACGAAACCGGGCGCTATACGGCTTTTTATATCCCTGTTAGAACGGTTGACCGCTTCACAGGCAAAGCCCCGACAGCCGCCACCCTGGGAACCGTAGAAGAATATGATTATAGTTATATAGGGCAGTAAAGCCCCGACAGCCCCGCCCAGGAAACCAGCCCAGGCGGGGCGCTCTAATGCAGCCGTAGACGGTCACAAGCCCGCATAAATGCAGAGTGGAGCATATACAGAAGGGAGGGAAAAACCGCTTGAAAAAGTACACAACGCCAACCGGGGAATATTACACGCTTTATAAGGATATGCTATCCCAGCCCCATTTACTAATAGCAGGCGCAACAGGAAGCGGGAAAAGCGTTGTTATAAATGGCCTTGTATATACTGCCTTGTATGACAGCCCCGCACGGGTGCAATTTATCTTGATAGACCCTAAACGGGTTGAATTGGTGGAATATAAACAGCTTCCCCATACTATCAAATATGCCAGTGAACCGGGGGAAATGGTGCAAGCGCTGGAAAAGGCGATGGAGATAACAGAAACCCGCTATAAAGCCATGCAAGCCCAGGGACAACGGAAATATAACGGCGCTGCCGTTTATGTCATCATTGACGAATTAGCGGACTTGATGACCACCGACCGCCGACACGTGCAGCCGCTTTTACAAAGGCTTGCACAGATAGGCCGGGCGGCTAACGTCCACATTATAGCCGCTACACAATGCCCCCTTGCTTGTGTTATTCCTACCGCTATAAAAGTTAATTTTGATAGCCGGGTAGGATTGCGAACACGCAGCGCCCAAGACAGCCGCAATATTTTAGGTGTGAAGGGTTGCGAACTTTTACCCCGATATGGTCAAGGCTACTATATGACCCCTGACGGGATGACGCTTTATAATATTCCCATGCAGACAGACGAACAATTAAAAAACATGGTGGAGTATTGGAAACCCCGCCGCAGGCTTGTAAGACTCTTTCACAGGTAAGAAATAACCCGGTCAGGCTACCAGCCCAGCCGGGTTATTTTTTTTTGCGCTCTTATTCGCCTTTCTGCGTCCCTTCTGCGCTTTCTGCGGTTTCTTTCTGCCGTTCTGCGCCCTCTGGAAGTTCAAGCGAGGTGCTTTCTGCCCCTTCTGCGCTTTCCCCAGTAATACCATAGGTATTTTCAAGGTATTTCTGTTTAAGCGCTTCTGTGTCCTGCTGCTCTCCCAGGGGGCTGACGTTCGGAGTCAAGACAACCTCCTGCTGGTCACGCATACCATCATAGTTCTTCTGCCAGAAGATACCAGTGACCGGGTTCACCTTCCCGTCCTCCATCAGTCCTTCACGATACATAGCGCAAAACTGCTGAACTTTTTTAATAAATTCGGTACGGGCGGGGTTCGTTTGTCTACGTACAGTCCACTCATAGACTAAATCTTTGTTAATCCCGATAGCAGCATAGGCCGCTTGATTGCCTATCTTCATATCCCACTGGGCGCATAAATCAAGATAACGTATGAAGCGCCGTTCCATTTCTGCAACGTCATCATGGTCAAGCGGTTCCGTAGGAAGAATAGCCTGCATAAAGGCAATACGCCGGGTGTTGTACCCAGCGGGCAAATCAGGGTTATGCCCCTGAATGATAGGCGAATTTTCATAGGCGGGCTTTGCCCCGTCTGACCTGGGCTTACGGGGTTTCGTGTCCTTCGCTCCTGCTGTCCGTGCCATCCTGGGTTTCCTCCTCTCTACGGGTTTCCTCCCTCACCTGGGTTTCCTCCCGTGCCTTTCTGCGCTTTCCTGATTTTTTCACGGGTTTCCTCATTTCACCGTACAAGCTGGAACATTGAACTTTCTCTCGCTTCCAGCGTTCGACATAGCTTTCCATGTTGTTGACCTCCTTCAAAATATAGAGTAGTAGAGTAAAATCGAATTTTATTATAACTTTCTCTTAGTAGGCCGCCTATAAAGAAAAGTTACTGCAAAACATGAAAATACTCTACATATCTCTACTCAATTTGCCTTAACACCCAGCCCGTGATAGACAGTTACGCCGTTTATAACGGACTTATCATGATACCACTCCGGGTGCATTGTCAGTTCTGCGTTGAACTTCTTCATGCTGCATACATAATAGCCATTGCTCTTACACCAGATTTTGTAGGTATCGTAGAGCGTTTTGGCTTTCGTGTAACCTTCTGCAATCCGCTCACATTTCTCCTCAAGGTATTGCAATATCAGGTCATTGTCCTTCTCATACTGCCTGACCACGGCTCTCATTTTGTCGGTCATGACCAGGCCGAACCGCCGATACTTGAAGTACCCGGCAACCAGCCATGTAAAGATACCCTTCATAGCTTCGGGGGACTCAAAGTAATCCTTCAACCCCTTGTCCTGTTCTGCGTCCGTAAAGTGACGGTTGAACTCAATCACCCGCACACGGTCAGAAGCAAACAGGCTCTTGTCCTTCACGGCGGGCAGGTCATTACAGGACAGCCACATTGTAAACTGCGGCTTGAATGTAATTGCGGCCTGATACAGTTCACGGGCGGTAATATCCTCACCGCCAGTGTACTGCTTAATGGTCGCTTCATCCAGCTTACCCGCCGTGTCGGACTCGCTCATGGTTACGAACCTGCGGCCTTTCAGTTTTGCCAATACCGAACTGGGCGCTTCTGCGTTCTTTGTCCGTTCTGCCTTACAGATAAGTTCCACGGGCGCAACCGTAGAGTAATCACCCAGCAGGTGTTGAATAGCGTCCAGCATGGTAGACTTTCCGTTCCGGGTAGTCTTGCCATGCAGAATGAACATACATTCCTCTTTACTGGTTCCCAGGATAGAATAACCCAGCGCACGTTGCAGATAATCAGCCTTGTCCTTGTCATCCTGCGTGACTTCTGCAATAAACTTTTCCCACCGTTCGCAGTGAACTTCCTGCATACTGTACTCAAAGTTTGTCTGCATGGTCAAGAAATCTTCCCAGTTGTGTTCCCGGAAGGTCATGCTTTCCAGGTCATAGGTTCCGTTCTTGCAGTTGATAAGGAAGGGGTGCGTGTCAAACTTCTCCGCTTCAATCCTCATACTGTCCGCAGCGTCTTTCATCAGGCGGTCACGGAAACGGCGGTCACCCATCTTTGCGACAAAGGCCATGTACTGTTTTCGTTTTTCCTCGTCTTGGATTTCACCGCAGTAGAGCGCCATCAGCCGCACGAACTCCTTAATTTTTGCAGCCACCAGCAGGGAACCAACGTCTTTTTGCCACTTCCCACTGTCATAGGTGTACCAGGACTTTGCTTCCGGGCAGAACCGTGTGTCATTCTGGTAGCACTCACTGAACAGGTCAGCCATACCAGCTTCATCCCAGGAATAGCCCGTGGAGTTCTCTTGATAGGGAAGTTCCGGGTGAACGGACTTGATATAGTACATTTTCTTGCTTAATTCCTCTGACGCAATGTAGCGCCCATTGGAAAGTTGAAACAGTTCATCAGTCATTGTCCGTCCTCCTGTTCCACAGTTCCCTTACAATGTCGTAACCATTGTGAATGAACTTCGGTTGACCATGCTCAAGGGTAAATTCGGAATTGTGTGCAAAATAGATTTTGCAGTTATCACAGCTGCATTTATAGGAAGCTGTGAAAGTTCCGTTGCCTTTATGTCCCATAGCATATTCCTCAATCCGGGCTTTACTACCACAAAACGGACAAGGTTTCAAATCGTCAAACATAGTCAATCCTCCTTCTGCCACTCTTTGTATTGCCAATTCGTAACCTCGCACAGTAGGTCGAATAAGGCCGTATAGTAAGAATACCCACATTCTGGGTGAATGGTATTGTTGAGGTAATTCAGGAAGTCAGTTTCAGTAAATTCCTGTATTCTCTCAAGTTCAGCCACAGCAGCGTCCCGTTCTGCCAGGATAGCTTTTTCGCCACCCTTCTTAATCATGTACTTCCAGTACATGAAATCGTCCCGGTTGTTCTTGTACTCATAGATAAGGCTTTCGGCCTTGCATATCCCTCTAAAACGGGAGGAGGCTTTAATCCATACCCAGCAGGCAAACCAGGTTGCCAGTCCCACAATGGTCAAGGCCAGCAACCCACCGCCCATGTAACAGAGTCCAGTAATAAATTTCTCTACCATTGTGAAACCCTCCTTTCTCACAGATTTTTATACAAGTCATTCCAGATATTTTTCAGGCTTCTGTGAACCTTCGCTCTATCCAGTCTGGCCTTGTCAAACTCTTTCAGTACACTGGAAATCTCCTCCATTGTGCTGTTCAGTGCAGACAGATACCCGTCCGCAATCTTCTCAAAGTCATCACCGCCGCCCAGCGGGTGACGGGCTTCCTCAAGAAGTTCCGTGAATAATTCCTCACAGTCCCGTCCCAGACGTTCCCGGATAACTCTCTGCAATGTTTCCTCCGGGTTGCCAAACACAATTTCTGTGCTACCATCCAGGAGATATAATGTCTGCGCCATACTATTTACCTCCTATATCGTGTTACGCTGTCACAGATAGTTTCAATCTCCCGCATAGGGAGAGGGGGTTTGCACCGTGTCTGGTTTACATAACAGAGTTCGGTAAAAATCTGCTGCTTACTATATCCAGTATTGTGCATTGCTCCCGCCAGAGAAGTGAGTGACAGGTTTCTGCCCCCAGACACGATTTCTGGGTAGTCAGGTCTGACAAAGACCTTGCCCGCTTCGGGCTTCCGAAAGACCGGGGAATAGATTTTCTGCACCTGCGCCGCTTTGCTTCCTGTCTTTTCTGTGACCGGGAAGTATTTCTCTACCACGTAATCAATGGCTTCCTGGTTCTCTACAATTTCAGGGAAGATAAGTACCCGGCCTGTCATGATGAAGAACCTGCGGGCTTTGTAGATTTCCACCCCTTTAAGGTTGTTCTTGCCCTTGAACGGTAAGTCCCCGTGCAGCAGGATATGAACCCCACGTCCGCTTCTGGACTTCTCCGTATAGGAGTGGCAAACCTTCATAATGTCCGCACAGAGAGGGGTCATAAGCCCATCCTCAAACCCTACGTCAATATCAATGCCTACCAGTCCATTATCAGCGAATATAAAGCCTATCTGGTCATAAAGCCCATCCTCTACCGCCGCCTGCGCCTGCTCAAAGGTTCCCCAAGTGTCAGGGGCGGTAGAAGAAGCGGCTTTCTTCTGAAAGGCTTTCATGGGGATTTTGGAACCATTCCAGGTACACACCCACTGCTTGAGATTTTTCAATTTGTCTGGTATTCTGGTGTAGTCCATCATCCCCGCACTCCTTTACTGTGTAATCAGTTCACTGTATGGCAGTTTCTCCACCCAGTCACAAACAACGTGCCACTCGTCCAGCTTGTGATTTCTGCGGGAGTGGTAGAAGTTCTTGAGAACTGCATAGTTCATCTGCACCGTGCGTTTCTGATTGTAGGAGGACGGAAGCAGTTGTATCATCTGCCACCAGCAGTGCTTTTTGTAATCTCTTTCTGCTCCTGGATGATTGAAAGCGTCCCGGAAGTTGTTCAAAACCTTGATAGTGGCTTCCAGTTGCATACGGGCGGTACTCCATAGATGTTCATGAGAAAAGTCATCCAGGGTAAACTCCTTCGCCTGGATTTTGTGCATGGTAGAACAGGAGTTTGCAACGGTTCCCACCTTGTAGGTATCAAACTCTTTCCACCAGTAGAGCGGAGCGGTAATATCTACCGTGACGGTAATCATCCGCAGGAATTTCCCGTGGTCATTACCAGCCGCCGCCAGTTTTTTCATTAGGGCAAGGTCATTATCTCCAATGACATATACGGCCTTATCTTTTGGGCAACGGCAAGTAGGCAAGCCCTTCTCAAAGTAGTAGCAGTTTACGCAAGGCATATTGTCACTTGCGTTCGTACACCACTCACTGTCTGTCTTATCCCAGGAGTTCATAGGGTTCCGCATACCACGGACAGCCGCTTCCCATCCATAGGTTTCAGTTTTTTCCAGAATAATCATGGTCGTTCCTTTCCTTGCAGGGAAACGGGCAGGTATCACACTCGCTTTTATCGCAATGATACTTCCCATCCCAGTTTATCAGTGATATTATCCAGACCACCAGAAAAACGGCTCCTGCAATAATCAGTATCAGATTGATTGTGGCTTCAATCATGAGTCCTCACCCTGTTTCCGGGCTTTCAGGTACTCACGGTAATCCATGCCGTTCATCTGCGCTGCCGTTTTCATAGCCCGCTTTTTCGGCGCATATGTGCCGGGAATAGGCTTATTCGGCTCCCCTACGGGGTGAACATAATAACGGCTGCTGCCTTTCTCTTTCGATATGGTAAACTCCATCACATTGACTTCCTTTCTGCGATTTCTGCCATTTTCGCAGCGTTCAAACGGGTATCGCCGTGAACTCTACTATAAGACAGGTAGCCGTTCATACGGTCAATCTTTGTAAGGTTCGTACCTCCACAGACCGGGCAGACTTCCATTTCCAGTTCTTGATGACCGCAATCATCACAGTAGGCCAGGGACAGGTTCACACCTTCGTAAAACCCCATCTTCATAGCCCTGCGAACCAGAGTTCTGACCGCTTCAATGTTGTAGTCCACGGGATAGCGCACATACTGGATTTTCCCGCCGTTGCACAAATCCCAGAACCGTTTTTCCAGGTCTTGCTTCTGGATAGGTGTCAGTTCTTCCGTTACATGACAGTGGAAGGAATTGCTCACATAAGGGCGGTCACTGACATTCTCCACAACCCCATACTGTTTGCGGAACTGCTCAACCTGCAATCCGCAAAGGCTTTCCGCAGGAGTCCCATAGATAGCATACAACCATCCGTCCTTCTGCTTGAACTCATTGACCTTCTGGTTAATGTACTCCATGACCTCAAGAGCGAACTGCCCGTCCTCTGCAATAGATTTTCCGTTGTAAAGTTCCTGCAATTCGTTCAAGGCCGTAATGCCAAAGGAAGCGGTCATGGGTTTCAGCAGCGGCTTGATTTTGTCATGAGGTTGCAAGTGACCGCCATAAGCGCCGCCCTCGCAGAACATGATAGGGTTTACGCTTGCCCTCATTTCACCCAGATAGTCATAGGTACGCTTGTGAATGTTGCGTATCATTTCCAGGTAATAATCCAGAACCTCATAGAAGTTTCGTCCTTCTCGTCTGGACTTTGCCAGTATCATAGGCAGGTGCAGGCTTACGGCTCCCACATTGAACCGTCCCACAAACACAGGCTTGTCATCAGCGTCAGCTGGGGTCATCCCGCCACGCTCAAACCAAGGGGAGAGGAACGCACGGCAACCCATAGGGGAAACCACTCTGCCGTATTTTTTATACATATCAGCCACGTACCCTTCCCCGGTCAGGGACAGCCAATCCGGGTACATGGTCTTAGCGCTGCACTCAATCCCGGCTTCAAACACGTCCTCATTTTCGCCGCTCTCGCAGTTCAGGGCTTCGTCATAGAGATATACCAGCTTCGGGAACAGAACGGGCTTCTTATTGCCGGGTTTACCTTGCCCTTCCATATGCACTCGCAGGAAGGTCTTAGCCGCCATCTTACCGAACGTGTCAGTGGCAAGCCCAAAGGTCATTGTGATAAAGGGGTAGTCACCACGGGAACTCCCCACGGTGTTCAGCTTCATTTCAATACCCTGGAAACCCTGCTCAAAATCCCGCTCCACCTTTCGCATAGCGTAGCCGTAAATCCCAGAAGGAAGCACTTTGCCATCTTCGGTAAGTTCCTTCGCAATGTCCCCATACTCAAGGAAGTATTTCTGGAAGGATTTCTCCGCATAGGGCGCAAGGATTTTGTCAACCTCCGGGACAGTGAACCCGCCGTACTGCTGTGACGCAGTAGCCAGGATAATGTCACCCAGCACGTCAAAGGCCGTGTCAAGGGTTTTCGGCTCATTGTACCAGACATTCCCCATTTCAAAGCCGCCGCTCATGATACTCTGAATATCACACAGACAGCAGTTGATTGTGTCCAGGCGGGCAGACTGGTCATGAATGTAGATATACCCTTCCTTGCAAGCCTGCAACTCGTCCCTGGTCATAAAAAACTTGCGGTACAAGCGCTTGTTGAGTTCGTTGAAAATCAAGCAGCGCTTTGTCGCTACCAGGGCAGAGTCCGTGTTTGCGTTCTCCTTATCTCCGATAAAACGAATGGACTGACTCTTGATATAGACTTCATCCATCAAGTGAACAAAGTCTTTCTTGTAGTTGCGGTAGTCCTTATAGGACTTCGCTACCTTCGGGTTGAAATCCTCAAGCACCTGCTCCATGACATTGTGCATTTCACTGACCGGGATTTCCTCAAGCCCTTTCTCCTGAAGGAGTGCGACAACCGCCGCCACAATACCCTGAAACTGGGTGTCCGTTATGGTAATCATCACACGGGAAGCGGACTTTGTAACGGCATTGATAATTTTCTGACCGTCAAAAGGTTCCAGCGTCCCGTCCTTCTTAATGACTTTCATGAAGAATGACCCTCCCTTCTTTAAGTGTGCGCTGAACGTCTATGACCCTCTGGTTTCTGCTGCCCGCCCAGGGATAGGTCACGTCTTTCAGTTCCTCAACAAACCGTCCATCCACCAGAATGTCCATGGGGTTCATCATGGAGAGAAGTTCCCCATCCTGGAGAATTTCTTCCCAGGTGTACCCGGTGTAGACCCAGATAGTCTTTTCCGGGAAGTTGTTGCGGATAGTGTTCATCAGTTTCAAAACAGAACTGCGGTTCGCCGGGTGCAGCGGGTCGCCACCTGAAAAGGTAATCCCCGCAATGTACTCTCTCTCCAATGCGCCAAAGATTTCATGTTCATCCTTGAGCGTAAAGGGCAACCCGTCATCCGGGTTCCAGGTGACAGGGTTCTGGCAGTTTTTACAGTGGTGGTCACACCCTGCAACCCAGAGAACCACCCGCAGCCCGTCACCGTTGTTCATATCCTCATGGGTGATATTGTGGAAATTCATCACACGTCACCTTCCAGACGATGTGCGGACTTATCAACGTCAAACCCCTCCGGGTAGCGGGCTTTCAATTTGTCCACATTCATCTGCATAATGGTGTTAAGGTTCCACCCAAAGGAATGACAAATCATTGCCACATACCAGAGAACATCACCCAGTTCCTTCATAGCGTGGTCGGGGTCAAAGGGCTTTTCGTGGAAAATCCACTTTTTCACCATGTCGTTGAACTCCCCAGCTTCCCCGGCAAGCCCCAGACAGCCGTTCAGAACCCCGCCAATATCGGTGTCCCAGGGAAATTCTGCGTTTTCACCCACCTTTTCCATCAGGCGGGAAGTGGCCTTGCCATCGTTGGTTCGCATAGCAAGCCGCTGATAATCAATACCAGTCATAGCGGTATTCCTCCTTATTTGAAAATACGGCCTGTTTCTCTGTGTCGCAGCACGATACGGCTTTCAACCTGAAAGCCCGCCAGCCCAGCCAGAGTAAGAACAGAATTGATAAGCTGTCTATGCGCTTTCTCAATCTGGTTATCTCTGTCCACCAGGGGTTTTGTGCCGTGATAGGCCGTGGGGTCATCGTACCCCTCTTTGTTTTTCTTAGGGTTTCTGTTCATGCTTCATAGAGTCCCCTTCCCAGTTAATCACTGTATGTCGGCTTGAAACCCCATTCTGGCAGGAAATTGATTTCATAGTGGTACTTATCCACGCTTGCCCTGGAAATATCCTCCACAACGTATAGGGTGTACTCGTTCAGGTAGACAAAGTGCTTTTGGTACGTACCGTCAGCCACTTCACAAATGACTTCCAGTTCGCTTGAACTGTTATTCTTCAAGGCAAACGTGCCAATCATTTCCAGCAGAACCGTATCTGTCCGGGCATTGATAACGGTCAGCCTGCGGGTCACATTGAAGTTGTCGGCTTCTTTGGAAATGTTATAGCTGACCTGCTCACTTTCGGTGCAACCCGTCAAGCAGACCATGACCATCAGTAGGGCAAGCAGCATAGCCAAAAATTTCTTCATGATATTACACTCCTGTTCTTTTTAGTCGTTTTTAATAAGGGTAAGCATTGGAGAGTTTGAGTATCAACTCCTCGCCCTCTCCAATGCCCCTTATGGGGATTATCCCAGAATACTGTTCAGGTCGAACTTCGGTTTAGACTCGCTCTGTGCGGCCTGCGTGGGCTTTCCTGCGGCCTTTGCCGTAGGGGTGGTAGTTTTACCCTCGTTCTTCGGAGTGGGCGCAGAGGACACAGCAGGGGCTTCATCAAACCCATCAGCGGACTCTTTCTCACCCAGCCGCACGAACTTGAGCATTTTGCCAGGGGTACGGTTGCTTTCAACCTCCTCATGGTCAACCTCGCAGCGGATAAAGCAGCCCACCAAGTCCTCATGGCCAATCTCCGTCAGGGAGAAGTCATTCAAGGCCGCTTTCGCAAAATAGCTGAAAGCGTTCAAGCCGCCCTCGTTCGGCTCACCATCCTTGTTCAGCAGGGAAAAGCGCTCCACGTGCTTCTGACCAGTAGCAAGCTGCATGGTCACTTCCATTTTGCCAAAGTCCTCTTTGTAGTTGACCTTCACAATCTGGAATACATGGGTTCCCTTCGGGATAAGGGAAAACCCTTCGCTCAAACCAATCTTTGCCATGTTAAATGTCCTCCTTCTTTTCCTTCGGAGTCAGGCGGTACATGACGGTTTCCTTCGTCTTGTACTTATCCAGAACTCCGTCTTTCTTCATAGCGGCTTCATCCACCTTGACGGACACACTGCGGGAAGTAACCCACTCATACTTGCCACCCTGAATGATAACCTGCTTGTCACCGTCCCGGAACTGTCCGACACTGGCTTCTTTGATAAGGTCTTTCAGCGTTTTCAAGCGCTTCTCCATGTCGGGAATACCCTCATGCTCCATGATAGTATCAATGGTGTCCTGCAACTTTTCAGCTTCGGCAACCAAAGCATTCAGGTCGGTGTCTGGGGTCAGGTTGTTTGCCCGCAGCACCTTGAGAATGTCAGCGTCCTTCTTCTCGTCAAACTTCGGAGAAACGCCGCCCTCCACGTGCTTCTTCCACCAGCGTTCAACCTTCTTAATGGTTTTCGTCATATCGGGGTATCTCTCCGATACCTTAAAGGGACGCTCAAAGGTGTTTTCCGGGGTTACAACAAAGTCCTCCGGGTGGTCATAGTCCTGCTCTCCCAGAATGGTGCAGACCATGATAACGTCATCTACACCCAACAGGTAGGCGTAAAGAGCGGCCTGCAAAGCGTAGTATTCGGGAACGTCCTCAAGCCAGTCCTCTGCCCGCTTCGTGGTTTTCATTTCCATCACAGCGGTAGGCTTGTTGGCCTTATCCGCAAAGAGGAAGTCCCACATACCGCCGAAAATCGGACTCTCCTTGAAGAAGTCACCAAAGGTTTTCTGGAAGTAGTTCTCGCCGTACACGTCCGTAGGGGTAATGAAGTTCTTCCAGAAATACTTCTCCTTCATGTACGCCGCCTGCTTCGGCTCAATAGCCTTGCCCGCCGCCGTGTACTTCGTTTCCTCAAACGGCTCCTCGTATGTACGGGTGATAGCACACCAGGCGTTAAAGGGAGTAGTCCACTGGTTCAGCCCCATAATCGCAGCGAACCGAGTTCCCGTGACCTTCTTAGGCCGTGCCGGGGGTGTAATGGTAATCGTACCGTTGTCATTCCACTTCATGGTTTCTGGCCCCTTTCGTTAGATGTAATTGCGCCACAGCTTAGAAAACTTGCTCTTACCGTCAGCGCCCTTCTTGTTCAGTTGCGTGTACCCGGCCTTAATCATGTTGTGCCGTGCCACACTCCGCAGCAGTTTACGCATAATGCTTACCCTCCTTTTCACACTTTCGTTCGGTGAGTTCCATAATGGCATAGTTCGCCAAGTCCATCAGAGTATCATCCAGGGTTTCTTCCACCTGGGCGGTCTGCTCACCATTGACTGTGAGAGTCATATACCGTCTGAACTTGTCGTACAGTTTCCCAAGGGTGTAGTTCGGGACTTCCCGCCGTGCCATTGCAAAACTGTCACCGTAGTCAGCGTTTTTCCGCTTATACAAATCCTTGATGTTATCGCAGATTTCAGCGTGAACCTGTACTTTGTCCATGACCAGCCCTCCGTTTACTCGCCGTACTGCTCAATCATTTCCTTGAGGTTCTTGACCAGTTCAGTGCAGGCAGAAGCGGTAATGTTGGTGAACCCGTCCGTTTTCATAGCAATCTGCTGAACAAAGTCCTCCATACTTTCATCTTTCTCCATGAGGTCTTTGCAGAACTGCTTGAGTTCGGTAATCTGGGCTTCATCCGCAGCACCGTCAGTGGAAGTCAGTTCCTCCTTTGCCGCTGCCCTTTCCTGGGGCGTAGCCGGGGCTTTCTTCGTGGTCTGCGGGGGAGTGGTGAACCCGTCCTCGTTCTCCCCGGTAGGCTCCTCCGAACCCAGGTTAGGGTCAACGTCATCAGGTTCCGTAATATCCAGTGCCATCATCCACAGGTAGCGCCGCAGATAGGTGATAGAAGCACCAAGCGCCTGAATGGGGTTCGTGACCTCGTTGCCCGCCTTACTGATAATCTGCCCTGCTTCCCGATACGGAGCAACGAACTGAATACCTTCCTCCTGGGGATTGTCTGTGTTCATGACGGTCATAATAGCTTTCTCACCGTCAAAGTTGGTGGACGTGACCAGCCCGACACGGGCAAAGATACGGAGCGCCGGGGGTACAATGTCCTCCAACTCAAAATACTTAAACTCCAACTTCATGTTCTTGCCAGACTTCTTGACCTTCTGGTTCAGGAAGTACAGGCGGGCTTTTGCCAGCTTTTGACGCACGTTCATGGTTTCGTAAATGTTAGCCATTGCTAAATTCCTCCTTAATCGGTTTCAAAAATTGCCAGGGATTTCTTCTTGAGAGAGTTAATCCGTCTGGTGTTCTTCCGGGGCGGTTTAATTCCCAGGAAGTCATTGATATACTTCTGTGCCAGCTTCACATACCACTTACGGTCTACCACACTGATAGAGAGTTCGTTGTTATTGTCGATGACACAATGGGTAGGGAGTCCCGCCACTTTAGCGTCCCGGCCTGTCTGGGCGTGGGTCTTGTAGAGAGTTCCCTTACTGCGGTCAGACGTGGCGTAAACCCGGTTGACCTTCTGGACAGGTATCTGCTTCTCTCCTACCTGGTGATAGCACCCAGAGTATTTACCGCCAGCCTTTGCAATCAACTGGAAATCCAGAATATCCGTACTCGCTGCAATGGTTTCTTCCGGGGGTGTTCCGTTTACAAAGAACTCTCTGATAGCCCTTGCCACCACTACGGCATTATTGTTGATATTGAAAGCACCCTGGGCGGGAATACCACGAACAAGCTGCCCGCCTTTTACCTTCGGCTCACCGCCGCCTACGGGGACTTCCACGTAGTTGTTCACGTCTTTCTGGACAATCTTCTGGATAAAATCTTCTTCCAGTTCAAACCCAGTTCTGTCCTGCCACTCCTGGGTGATTTCCTGCCACTTCGGTTCATCGGAGTTATCCAGACTGACCATGATACCATCCGTGTTTAACTGGATGATTTTCAAGGTAGGACACTCTTTGATAAGGTGCATGGACAGTTCCAGAAGAAGTAATTGCCCGGTAATGCACACTGACCGTCCCATAAGGGGGTCATAGAGGTCATTGAACGCTTCTCCATCCTTGCCGTTGAGCATTGCCCCGTAGGTGGTGTTCAGAACCAGTTTCAGCGCTTTGTCGGTAGCTTTGTCCCCGGCTTTCTTTGCTTTAACCCTGTCCTCAAGGGTGTCTACAAACACCTGCGGGGACGGGATATTTCTGCTGCAAAAACCGTACTGCTGCCCCTCTGACAGAGGTAAGGTCATCAGGTGAGGGTAGTAACTCGCCACGTCCTTATTGCGGATAGAGCGGGTTTCCGTAGCTTCTTCCGTGTATGTAGGGATAGCGCCGTGAATACCGCCATAGGCAATCGTACAAGGACACTCACCCACCATCAGTTCCAGCTTACTGCTGAACAGTTCGTCAGACGGTATGCTGCCATCGTGCATACGGTCAAAGAAGTCAAAGACCTCTTGCGGAATGTACTCACGCAGCAGTTTGTCAGGGTACTGGTACTCCCGCTCGTCTGTCCACGGTTTTTCAGGTTTAACCGCTTTCAGATATACGGAAGTCAGCTTTGCGTTGGTCATATACATAGCCGCCCGTTCGTCCAGTCCTCTTGCTCTCCCCAGGGTCGCTTTGTTCTTGAGATACGCTTCCCGCAGGTGGTACAGTTTTTCCGTAGCGTCCACGTCATACTTACAGTAGGCAATGGTCTGTTGGAGTTCTTCTTCCGTCAAACGGCGGTCAATATTGAAATCCACTTCGGTTTCCTCAATGGGAATACCCAGGTGCGCTTCAATAGCTTTCAGGGAAAGCCCCATCTGGCAGTCATCCATCAGGTCAAAGCTGCTGAAAAATACTCTGTACTCTCGCAGGTAGGGAATATCCCAGCCGTTGATTTCCTCCACAATGATAGCGTCATTGATTTTCTTGACGGTTTCTGGGTCAGCGCCCACCATAACGGCTTTGAGAATATGGTTGTCGTAGTGCTTGTTATTGAACCCACCCAGGAAGGGGTCACGTTCCATAAACGCCAAAACTGCGTCATTGTCGTTATGGATTATGGTGTACTCCCCGGTTGCCAGTTCCTTAAACACGAACAGCCAGTCATGAGCGAAAACCTCACAATCGAAAATGTAGGTTCCATCTACCAACGGTTCTACCTCCTTTCTTTCTTGATAGAGTTGTTTGAACAGGTGTTCCAGGACATTTACCACAATGGAATTACCTGCCATTTTGTAAAGTTGCGTTTTAGAGATACCGTTCCGAACCAGGGTTTGAACGTCCGTATCAGAGAACCCCATAAGCCTGAAATACTCCGTAGGAGTCAGATTGCGGTAGCGCTCTCCGTCATATATCTTCACTTCACGTCCCCCCCAGATACCGTTTTCAGGGTAGGACACAGACCTTTGGGAGAGTAGACCCGGTTCATCTGGTCATTGCCGTAGTGGTGCAAGTCCGCAATTTGCTTAATTTCCATAGGACACTTCACCACTTTTGGGTCTTTGTAGTCCCGTGCCAAGAGGGTTGCACATATCCCCCCCCCTATTCTGGACACGGTACTTTTCTTGATTGAAATTGCTATGCTGGATTTTGGCTATTTTCTCTGCGGAGAGATAGAAACTTTCCGGGACTTCATCATCCAGAAAATTATCCATGCACTTTGTCAGTGGCACAGTAGCAGGAAAGGTGAAAGTTCCGTCATCTGCGTCCTTTCGGATTGACACAATCAAAACTCTTTCCCGTTTCTGCGGCATATCATAATCCGCAGCGTTCATAACCTGCCAGTAATTGTTGTAACCTGCTTCATCCAGACTGTTCAAAACAAGGTCAAAAATAGATTTCATCTTCTCACTGGTAAGGTTTTTGACGTTCTCTGCAATAGCCACTTTCGGCCTGGTCGCTTCGATAATACGTAATGCGTCAAAGAACAATCCGCTTCTGGTTTTAGTCCCATCATCCTTGAAGAACCCCTGTTTTCGGCCTGCTACGGAAATGTCCTGGCACGGAAAACCGTAGGTTATCAGGTCAATGTCAGACGGTAGCCGGGTTTCGTCAATCTTCGTAATATCCCCAAAGTTCATGCTCATGGGAACATGGTGAAGAAGGGAGTAGGCTTTACTGGCATAGGGGTCTATCTCGCAATAGCCCACCAGATTGTACGGTACACCCAGGTTCTCAAGGGCTTTCTCAAACGCTCCTATGCCACTAAATAGCGATAGTACGTTCAGCACTGTTTTCCTCCTTTCGTGCTTTCTTCACTCCTCAAACCCCACAAGGGGGTTTGATTAAGGATTGGAGATTTTGAAAGCGGGACGAACGCCGGAAGCGTTAGAAGCGCCGTCGGAGTTCGCACGGCCGACGGAGTCGACATAGGCAAAATAAGCAGCGGAACCGTCCATCTGGTTTGCCAGCCAGTACCATTCCCATGCGCCGTTCTTGCCCTGGAACGCAATGCGGTAGCGCCGCTGCTTCATGGGTTCCCACTGCTGAACAGCGTCACCTTCCTCCTTGCCCCACTCGTTCTTCCCAAAGATTTCCTTCTCCGTGGGAAGCCGCAGGGTCAGGCCGTTGGAGAAAGGAACCATCTTCTCACGGATTTCAGCCGGGAAGCGGTCAAGGATAGCGCCGTTCAGCTTTGCACACAGGTCACTGGCAATAAAACCGCCACGGTTACTGTTCTCCTCGTTCATGCACTCCTCGTCAGCCAAGCAGTCCAGCAGAACGAACAGCATACCGCCATCCTCCTGCTTCACGGCAAGCGCCTGAACCTCCTCACCGTCATTGAGAGTGAAATCAATCACGTCACCCACGGTATAGTTGCCATCGGCAACCGCTTCAATAGTTCTGAACAACTTCATTGTTAAGTCCTCCTTATAGTTATTGATTGATAAATTTACAACCGCACTTGCGGTAACTGGTGCAGCGCTTCTTGTAGGACTTGAGCAGGGACTTGATATTGTCCACATAGTCATACACAATGGGCTGCTGCTTGCCTTCAAATACTCTCGCCACCCGGCCTACGCTCTGCACGATGACCGCATAATCCTTTTGCGGAGTGGTGAGGTACAACCTATCCAGTCTGGGAATGTCCAGACCTTCCTTCGCCAGTGAGTAGGTCGCAAACAGGTAGCGTTTTGCTCCCGTCCGCATATCCTCAATGGCCTGTTCCCGTTTGGCTTTCAAAGCCTTTGTGGTCATCTTCCCGTCAATCACAGCGGCCTGCCTTTTCAACAGAGGGGGTAACTGGTCGTAGAGATATTCCAGGTGACTGACCCTCTCCGATAAAATCAGGTTGTAGTGGTCACGGTTTGCCAGCAGATCAGCCATAATAACCTTGTTCCGCTCTGTGTACTGGGTCAGGTATGTTATCATCTGGGCGTAGTTCACAGTACCGTCACTGTTCAGAAAGCAAGCGTCAAGCCCAACTCCTGTCCCTTGTGGGAGAACATTTACGGTCATCACTCTGGCCTTTACCGCTTCGTCTGGGACGGTGTAGACCACTTCTCCCAACATTGCGTAGGTTGCCTTGATAAGACCGTCCGCCCTATGTACCGTTGCCGATAGGCCGTACTTATGACGGGCGCTTAGAGCGTTCAGAACCTTACTGAACTGCGTGACCGCCGTAGGTGTCCCACTTACACGGTGACATTCATCCACGATGATACAGTCCCATTCATCCTGGTACTGGTCTAAATCCAGCCTGCACATAGTCTGAATGGTCGCAAAGGTCATGGTCGCTCCAATGCTTACCTTACCCTCCGTGATAGTCCCAAGCCGTGCGGGGTCAAGGTATTGTTCGGCTCTGGCCTTGCTCTGCGTCAGCAGGTCTTTTGTGTGCGTCAGCCAAAGGGTCTTGACTCCCAATTCACAGGCCAGCGCAATTCCCATCTGCGTTTTGCCAGACCCAGCCGGGGACTGCAAGATACCGTAGTGGTTCGCCAGCATAGCCGCCACCGCAGCTTCCTGATACTTATACAGAGGAACGTAACCCCCAAAGTCAACCTTCTTCGGTTCGGGGAAGTGCTTTATCAAATCCCCTTCCAGAAGCCCCAGAATAGCCCGTAGACAGCCGAAAGGCAGGGTCAAGGTATTTCCATTGGTTGAGTACAGAAAGAGCGTCCTGGGCGTGTTTCCCGTCCACAGGTGCATACGTACCTTCTTCTGGTACTCCGGGTTCACCAACTCAAGGTTCTTCTTGCACCACTCCATGAGCGCCGGGGACGGGTCAGTAATGGTCAGATAGCTTCCAACTTCTGTAATCATCCCGAACCCTCCATATCTTTAAGCCATTGCTCAAAGGTAGGGTACTTCTGGAACTCCGCTTCGGTGATTGCCCGCTGCCCGAAACTTTCCAGCAGGTTCAGGTCATCAAAATGCACCATGTAGATAGAACCGTCCGTCAGCTTCATAGCAAAATAGCAGTAAGCGTTACCCCTTACTTCCCAGAGGGTCATAGCCCCTTCCTGGTTCCCCTCAATACGTGAAAGAGGGAAGCGGTTATCGGAACACACCTTGCAGTCAATCAAGACCGCTATGTTGTCCTTGACCGCTATCACGTCTGCGGGTTGCCCTATCTGGTTTTGTGCCAGATTGTGCGCCCAGTAGCCGTGTTCAGCCAGCAGGTCACATAACTCCTGCTCAAAGCCGCTGCCTAATGCTCTATTGGTCACTGCATAACACCTACCTCCATTCGTAATCTTTGCCATACTTGTTCTTATACCAGTTTTCAAAGCGCTTCCTGTTTTCCTCGTCCCGAAAATAATCTTCCACCTTCTTCACCAGAAGTACGCTGAAAGACCGCTTTTCTTCCAGGACTACCGCCAGGTCACTCACGCTTCGTGGACGAACACCTTACCCTGTTCGTAATCATCCAGGATAGCGCCTGCTGCCTGAACGATTGAGTCAGCCTTTGCACCTTTACGAGTCCCGGCAAAGATAGAACTCACTTCGGTCTTGTCAGTGACAATATCTCTCTGGCTCAACTGGTAAATCAGCCACACAAACGAGAGTCGGTGTCGTTTAAGGCGGTCACGAATGTAATCCAGTTCCTCCACGTCTTTTCCCTCCTTTCATCGAAAAAATCTTGCAAACAAAAGTTGACAAACAATTCCCCAGTGGTTATAATAAGGGTGTCAAGCCATATAACCAGTGGAAACCTGCCAGGTACAGTTTTTGCGAAAAACCGTTATCTGGGAGGGCGGGTTTCGTGCGCCCTGTTCGTAGGAACTTTTGTTGTTTATATTGTAATCCCTAATATAGGGATTGTCAAGAGGAAAATGAAAAAATTTAGGGATTTATTTTTCCCTAATCACGGGAAGGAGCATTTTTATGATTTTCTCACAGCGTTTGAAGGGTCTATTGCAGGAGAAAGGCGTAACCTGGAAAGAGGTAAGCACAGTATTAGAAATCGGAAAGAACCAACAAAAATACTGGGAGGACAAGGATAGTGCGCCAGACGGTAAAACTTTGGCTAAACTGTGTGAATACTTTGGTGTCACATCTGACTACCTTTTAGGAATTGATACCTTAAAAGAAAAAGCCATGACCATATTAGATAACCCGGCTCTTACCTTGACCGCAGACGAAAAATGGTTCATAGAGAAATTACGCAGATTGGATAAAGAAGGGCGCACAATGGTAGAAAGCACCCTTATAGCCGAAACTCGCAGAGTAGAAGCTACAAAAGGGGAAAGCGCAAATGCAGGGTAATAGATATAAGTTACATATGGAGGGATGACCATGTATGAAGAAATTAAAACAGCTTGTCTATACGTTAGATATTCCAGCAATAACCAAACAGAACAATCCATTGAAGGGCAAATCCGGGTCTGCCGGGAGTTCTGTACCCGCCATGACATACGAATTGTAGAGGTCTATGCAGACCGGGCAACGTCAGCCAGTAAGGACATTGAGAAACGGGTTCAATTTCTCAAGATGATAAAGGACTCTGAAAAGCATACCTTTGACGCAGTGATAGTCTATAAGCTGGACAGGTTCTCCCGCTCTCGCTATGACAGTGCAAACTATAAATACCGTCTGAAAAAGAATGGTGTCCAAGTTATTTCAGCCACAGAAAATATCAGTGATGACCCAGAAGGTATTATCCTTGAGTCCGTCCTTGAAGGTATGGCAGAGTTTTATAGTGCTGAACTCTCCCAGAAAATCAACCGTGGCCTGCGGGAGTCTGCCTATAAGCATAATTCCATAGGCGGGTCTATTCCTCTGGGGTATAAGTCCGTGGGTAAGAAACTGGTCATAGATGAAGAAACTGCTCCTATTGTTCGAGAAGCGTTCACTATGTATGCAGACGGTCATACCGTTGCGGATATATGCAGGACGTTCAATGCCAAAGGGTATAAGTCCTCCAAGGGTGAACCCTTCGGCAAGAGTTCTTTCAGTAAAATTTTTCGCAATGAAAAGTATATTGGTGTGTACCAGTTCCATGACTACCGTGCAGAGGACGTGATACCACCTATCATTGACAAGAAACTGTTTGAGCAGGTGCAAGCCCGTCTGTCAAAGGTAGGTCATACCCCAGGAACCTACAAGGCCAGAAGGGTGTACCTACTCTCTGGAAAATTGTTCTGCGGTCATTGCGGGTGCAAGATGAACGCCAACAGTAACGGTAATGCCGGGTACGCTTACTATGAGTGCTACGGCAAGAAGAACCTTCACAAAAATTGCCACAAACGAAACCTGAAAAAAGACTTCATTGAGGGAGTAGTAGCCCGTGACGCTCTCTCCCTACTCACAGACGAACGGATAGAGGAAATTGCCACCATTGCCGTGACTACCAATGTCAGGGAAGTGGAAACGGAAACTCATATCCCTGTCCTGCGGGATAAACTGCATGAAACAAAATTATCCCTCGCCAACATTACCAAAGCGATTGAAAGCGGGCTTGCTCCTGAAACCCTGGTCAAGCGCATGGTAGAGTTGGAGAAGGATAAAAAGGTCATTGAGTCCGAACTTCGGAAAGAAGAAAAGGGTATCGTGTACCTGGACAAAGAGCAGGTCATCTTCTGGTTGAACCAGTTCAAGGACGGAGATATTGAGGATGAAGATTTCCGCAGGCTCCTGATTGACCTGTTCGTGAACTCCGTAACGGTCTGGGATGAAGATGACGATAATTTCAAAATCACCATTGCCTACAATCTTACGTCCCTTCCGACAAAAACGTACCGCCTGGGAAAAGGCGGTACGTCAGAGTCGGATTTAGTTTCCAATGCACCACGTCTGCAAGCAGACCGCTTTTTACCCATTGCTCGTAGTTGGTATCGGATCCTCCATGGTTGTAGATAATGTCCGGAAGATCGCCGGAGGCCATTGTGATTTGCAGCTTATCGGTGTAGCTGTTGATGGGGGGGCCTCATAATCAATAATGATGTTCAGCCTCTTTTCCAGTTCCTGTAGGATAGGATTGTTGTCTACCTGCACCTCCGCGTTTAAACGGTTAAAGATTCGGATAGGAGCGGGGGCTGAATCCGCAGTGGACGTGGAACTTGAATTTGCGGTGGATGTCTTGGGTGTCGTGCTGCCGGATACTTGGCTGTTGCCGGAACTGCCTTGGCTGCCGGTACTGCACCCGGTAAAGACAGAAGCCGCAAGGACCGCCGTAAGGGAGAGCGCCATCGCCTTTTTCATCTTCATTTTTCTTCCTCCTGTTAAAGTGATAGCTTGCAGCAACTGTGGTACTCGCTGCATTGGGAATGTGCGTCTTGCACAATTCCATCATATGATTGTAGAAAGAAAATATAAATAACAATGATGCAATGCTATGACAATGGAGCATTTTTGTTATTTCCCAACATTTTTCGGTATTGTCCAGGGGTGATTCCTTCAAAGCTCTTAAAAATCTTGATAAAGTAGTGGGCGTAGCTGAACCCGCACTGGTGGGCAACGGCTTCAATGGTCAGCGAATAATCGGCAAGAAGCTGCTTGGACATAGCCACCTTTTTTTGATTGATATAGTCGTTAAAGGTATAACCGGTCTTTTCCCGGATGATTTCGGCCAGATAGTTTCTGTTGAGGTTGAAATGATAAGAGATACTATTTAGATTAAAGTTTTCAGAAAGCAGATTTTCGTCAATATAATGAAACACACTTTGGGAAAGGATCGTTTCATCCTGCGAATTTTTTCGATTGATTTCCTCTAACGCGGTTTGAATGAAATTTTTAAAGCATTCCAAAAGGCCCTCCTTTGTCTGGATATCGTCCAAATTTGTTCTGTCGCCCAGCCGTATCGAGATTGGCAGAGATGAGATTCGCTTCAGGATAGCATTTTGAAGCTGATACAAATAGTTTCTGATTTGAATATCGCTTAATCCACTTTGCGGCGCTAATACCATCTGGAAAAAACGGTTTAAAAAGGCAAAACAGCCGTCGCTGTTTCCCAACAATAGATTGTTTAGTATCTGTTTTTCCAGCTCAAAGGGGTATTCGATAGGCGAATCGGAGGGCAGCTCCTGCATAATGGCAAAATGGTTCTCTAAAGCCAGCTTGTGTTCCTGAAGCAACAGACAGTCCTGGTAAGCGGCCGGCAGCTGTAAAGCACTGTTTCTGGGCAGTCCGGAATACAGCCATACTTGGGCATAGCACTGCTCCAGCCGTTGGTAAAGCCGGAAAAGGTAAGGTGTGAGCTGTTTATACGCCTGATCCCCGGAATAGTTGATAATCAAGGCGGATATGCCATGTTTAATAGAAAGCGCCCGGAGAGAAAGGGGCTTTTTCCCGTCAGGATAAATTTCCTCCAGAACGCTCTTTCCATAATCCCAAAGCTCAATGTCTGTTTTGGGCGTTTC